GGTCGTTACAAAAACTTTTATCAGTTTGCTAAAGATTATGTGAGTATAGTAAGAAAGAAAATAGGAGGACTCTATATTAATGATTATTCTAAAGGAAGTAAAAAGATTCTGGAAGACATGGCACCCTATACTATTAGGTTTAGTCAGGCTGAAGCAGGGTTTAAAGTAGATACTCAAGAAACAATTTTAAATGTATCTATCCAGCCACAGACACTCTCTCTTATAAGTAAATTAAAAAGAGATTTAGTAGTAGAAGGAGAAAATGAGGTTATATTAGCCGATACCGCAGTTAAATTAATGACGAAAGTACATCAGCTATGTAGTGGTACAATTAAATTTGAAAGTGGAAACTCAATGGTAGTCGACACCAGTAAAGCAGAATTTATAAAAAAAGAATTTAAAGGAAAAAAAATAGGAATATTTTATAAATTTAAAGAAGAATTAAATGCAATAAAGGAGGTGTTTAATAACACTATTTGTACTACTTTAGATGAGTTTAATAATACTAATAAAAACATTGCGTTACAAATAGTTAGCGGAAGAGAAGGAATATCTTTGCGCCAAGCAGATGCCTTAGTTTATTATAATATTGACTTTAGTGCTACTTCTTATTGGCAGAGCCGAGATAGAATGACAACTAAAGATAGATTAAAAAATAATATCTTTTGGATATTTAGTAAAGAGGGAATTGAGAAAGATATATATAAAGCGGTAGTGAAAAAGAAAGATTACACGCTTACTCATTTTAAGCGAGATTTAGTAAATTTGTAATGTGGAAAATACTCTTAATAAAAAAGACTTATCGTTTATTATATATATATTATTAATGATATTTGTTTTTTTAAGCGGTATTTAAAACGATGAAAAGGTTTATTATATTTACGCTGATATGGATCAGTCAAAATTTAGCAATACCTTTTTGGATTGTAGGACATATTCATTTATCCATACATGACTTCCATGATATTGTAGAATTAATATCGTCATTAGGCATGAATGTTATAGTGGGAATAGGATTTTATTTGGATTATAAATATGACCGAACAACAAATACAAAGAGAAAGGATTAAGCAATTGGAGTCGGAAGGATACTACGTTCTTAAGCTAATCAAGACCAATAAGAATGGTATCCCCGACCTCCTTGCTATACCTCCAGGATGTGAAGTATTATTTTCAGAAATAAAAAAACCTAAAGGGAAGGTTTCTAAACTACAAGAATATAGATTAAAAGAATTAGAAAAACATGGATGTAAAACAGAGATATATAAGGGAAGCGGGATTTGATATAGCCGATGATTTTATAGAGACTTTAGGAAATTTAGATATAAGAACATCTAAAAAGATTGTGCGCTTTATAGAAAAAGAGCTTGATAAAATAGAGTGCAATAGTTTGGTTTCTACAATTGTCCCAGGATTTATTATAGATGATGATAATAATCCTGTTACTTTTGTGTTAGAAATAATAAAAGATTATTCCCCTTATATTATTTTATCTGATATCCAGTTAGTGGCGATGGATGAATATTTAGACTTACTTAACTTGAATAAAAAATTAAATGACGGAAGAACAAATAAAAGACTTAAAAAGAATTATAGAAGATGTGTGTGAGGTAGACTTAAGCCTTAACACACGAAAGAGAGAAAATATAAATGCCCGCGCAATCGGATATAAAATACTACGAGAAGTAGAGTATCAAAGTTATCATGCTATCGCACGCTCTTTTAATAAAAGCCACGCCACTATCTTACAATGTTTAAAAAATTTTAAATATATGTTACTTTCGGATGCTCAAATGAAAAGAAATTATCAACAAATAAAACTAACCTGGGAAGGTTTAGCAGAGGAATACCGAGAATTAAAACCTCTGGAAATAAAAAAACAATTAAAAAGTTTGGAAGAACAAAATAAAATGTTAAATTTGTGCTTAATAGATGTTCAAAAAAAGTTTGCAACCAAGCTAAAAAAAATTGAGTTACAATTAAAACATGCCAAGAGTCGCGCCTGAAGATACGCAATCTATTACGCATATAAATTTTATATGTGATAAAATTCACGACTTTGGAGATGACTTATACGAGACTTTAATGGACAGAAAGTATGAGGAGGCGAAGGAAGAGGCACAAAAATTACACAAATTATTAGGGGAATTTATAATATCTATCTCAGATGAAATATAAAAGAGATATAGTATTTAGAATTAATTTGCCTTGGTAATAGTTAATGGCCTATAAAAGCAAAATAGACCAGGCTAAAGCAAGTAAGAGGCATTATGAAGCAAATAAAGATATAATAAAAAAAAGAACAAAAAAAAGAAACAAAACACAAAAACAAAAAAATAAAGAGTATGTAAATAAAATTAAAACAGAAATAGGATGTGTGGATTGTGGAGAAAAAAACCCGGTTGTTTTAGATTTTGATCACGTTAGAGGAGATAAAATATTATGCATATCAGATATGACACGGGGAGCATACTCATTAGAAACAATAAAAAAAGAAATTAAAAAGTGTGAGGTTAGATGTTCTAACTGTCACCGAGTAGCAACTTACAATAGAAGAAAATGATAAACGAACAATTAATGCAAGAGTTAGAAAATAATGAATGCGTATTAGCTACAGGATATGATAATGCTTTAATAGGTATAAGTCAAGGAGCTAACCCTGTAGCTATCTATGATGCTGAGTTATGTATTAAATGTTTAATGGAAGAAGAGGGTATGACTGAAGAAGATGCTGTAGATTTTTTTTATTATAGCACAGTAGGTAGTTACGTAGGAGACAAAACCCCATTATATATAAGACTATATGAATAAACAAATAGCTAAAGAATTAAATGAGTTTAGCCAAACAATTGCTAAGCGCTTCTCGTATAAAGAACGAGAAGGAAATGTAAATAATGAAACCTTTATAGTGGATGAAGTTATTCCTACCTCTGACCACACTGCTGTAATTAATTTTAGAAAAGATAGCGGCAAGATAGGGGTGGCTTTTTGTTATTATATCGCAAAAGGAAAATCTAAAGGCTGGAAATATTTCTTTCCTACTGACTCTCACCTCAACGGATTTCAAGCATTCTTATATTATAAGTTAGATGCTGAACGAAAAAATTATAATAAAAATTTTTTAGTAGAACAGTACAATAGAAACCGTGAGTATAACGAACATATACAATTTGAAGATGAAATATAAAGGAATAAAAAAAATATTAAGAGAACAGATTGAGCGAAAGATGAATGCTCTATGGACTTGGGATAAAAAAGATAAAAATTTTACCTGGATCTATAAAAATTACAATGATGATTTACCTATCTATACTGCGGGGCAATTATTAGAAGAGATCGATAAGGAAATTAAGCAGCAAGCTTCTTAGCTTTTAATAGCTCAGCACATTTTTCATACTCTTCCGTAGAGGTAAAGTATTCTATAAGAGTATCGTATACATCGTCTTCCATAACCACATGTTTACGCGTAGGGTTAATAATAAAAGTAACCTCATGTGTTTCTTCAATTAATTCTTCTAAAGTTTTTTTACCTAATAATAAAGTGTAAGTGTGACGCATGCATAAATCTTCATTAAATTCTTTCATGGTGTTTATTTAAAAATTCTATTATCATTCTTCTTTCCTGTATCAAAAATTCTATTATCATCCTTCTTTCCTTTTGGGAAAATAGTGCTCTCATCTTTTTTACTATCTTTAAAAATAGTGTTATCCTCTACTTCTTTTTTAACTTTCTTTTTAGTTTTTCTTTTTCTTTTATTATTCCTTTTTCTTTCTGCTTCACTTTGTATTTGATACTCACTGAAGTTAAATAAACGCATGATTATTTTTGCTGGATCCTCTCCGCCTTTTGCGAGTTTTTCTAAGTTCTCAAAGATCTTACTTATATTTCTAAGAGGCATTCCTGTAAATTGTCCTAATTCCATGAGTGCTTTAAAGCCAGCTTCTTCTTTTTTAGTAGGGTCTTTAGTGTTTAACCATTTATATAAATTTTTAAATACTTCTTCAAACTGCGTAACTACGGGTAGGTTTTTAAATCCTAAAAATGATAATGGTTTTCCTTGAAATATATGTGCTAAATTCACAGCAACCTCTCCTAAGATTAATAACCCATTTACATTTCCTAAGATTGCTGCTCTTGCTAAATCGCTTTCATCTTCATCATCCCAATCCGCCAGTAATCCAGGGAACCCATTAGCTACATACTGGAATAACATAGGCATTACTACATGATAAGTAAAAAAGGTTCTTGCGTTTTGCATCTTAGTTCCTTTCCCTTCCTTACCTCCGGACTTTAATAACTTATAGAAGTTTCTTATAGCGTATACTTCTTTTCTTAAATATTGTTTAGGTGTAGTTAAGAACATATTAATAGCTCTCATATAAGCATCTTGCGTTTGATAGTAATCTCTATCTTGCAAATCTGTAGACTGCTGAGTACGCTTAGTATCTCTCTCCCATTTTCTAATAGCTATATCTATAGCTTCCTTTTCTGTTTTACCTGCTTCTAATGCTTGATTTTTATAATAAACATAATTAGGAACTCCTCCTAAATAGATAGCTCCTCTATCCCCTAATCGCGTGGTATACATTAATGCATCTACCAAACTCTCTCTTTGATCTACTCTTAATCCTGTAGCACTTCTAATCCAATCTTTATCACCTAATCTTTTATCCGTATACATCTCTAAGGCTTTAGTAATACTTCGCGCATCTCTATCCTGCATATATACTGAGTTCTCTGCTATCTCTTTCCATACTGCGCTAACCGATTGTCCTTTACCTAACCTACCTATTGCAGCATTTTTAATCCAATTAGCAAACCCTATATCATTAGCATAAGTTATAAAAGAAGTTAACTGTTTTAAAGTTACTACAGGATTAATACCTAAACGAGAAGTTATAAATAAATCCTGCATAATATTAACATAAGAATCAAACCTTACATTAGATTTAAACATTCCTTTATTAGCCAGCTTTTGAATTGCAGCTTCTATCATTTCATTTACATTACCCCCATATAAGTTTTCAATCGTTTCTTTTATAATAGGATTAGTAAATAATTTATTAATATCATTTACCGGCCGTGCGTAAGCCGCAAAATATTCCATATCACGCATGTAAGTAAACAAAGCATCTGTTCCGTCCATGGCTTTAATAGGCCGTTTATTATTCTCTCTCATCTTAGTGGAGTTAGCTGCCACTACGTTATGATACTGCGTAGATCCGGATAATAAATCTACTCCTTCTGGCTCCACTCCATCTCTATAAACCATACCTGCATAGTTTACATTATAAGGCATCTGCGTTCTATATATATCTTGATAAGCTTCATTATAATGATTATATAAACTTGGATATAAAACATCTACTTGCCAATCAGCAAACTCTTTTAATTCAGGATAATTAGTTTCTAATTCCGTAGTTATATCCTTCATTATTCTTTGATAGTCTGGACCAAATTGAGCTTCAAACCCAGGATGATTTTGAGAGTCTTTATATTGGTTATATAAATAATACATTTGATTAGGAGACAAGCCAATTCCTTGCCTTAAAATTTCTTGCTCTAATTTTCTATTATTTTCCGCAGTTGGATTATCTTTATAAGCCGCTTCTGCATCCTGTACTTTTTTAGCATCTCTAAATATTACATTAGGAACTTTATTAGTAAAAGATCCTACAATTTTTTTATACTTCTTACCAAATAATTCTTGATATTTAAAAATAATTAAAGCCTCATTCATTAGCATTCTTTCTTTAAATAAACGAGAAGCTCTATCTATTCTATCTGTAACTTCTTTTTGTGTTACCCCTTCAAATAAATCAGCAGGAAGTTTAGATATCTTATCCATGATTAGGAATAAATCAGAATGCTTATTCATAATATTTCCTAATGTACGAAACACCCCATCAATTAATTTTCTTCCCCGACTTCTTATCGCATCTTTATTTTGTGCATACTGTCTGTCTTCGGGTAATTGTTCTTTTATATTTTCAATTATATCGGTAATTTTATCTTGTATCTCCGCTTCAGTTGGCTTTTCTATTCCTGCTTCTTGCAATTCTTTCAAAGCTTGGTCTCTAAAACTTTCTCTTCGTCCAGTAATATCTTTATAAACCTCTTCAAACTGTCTTCTATATTCTAAATGAGCTTCTTGTAATTGATCTTTTAACATGGTTCTTCCTGTTAAAAACATTTGTTTTAACTCGGCCTCCACTCCTGCCAACACATTAACTTTTGTGAGATCATTATTACCCATTAAATTAGAGGCGCTTACCATATTCATGACAATTTGTAAATCAGCCATAGCCGTATAATCTCCTTCGAGTTTAACCGGTTTTTCATTAATCTCATTATATTCTTGTTGTAATTCTGCTATATATTTAAGAACTTCGTCTTCAGTTTTCTTAGCGCCTTTCTCAATTCTTCTTTTAATTGATGCTATTCTCTTTCTTGTGTCTTCATCTATCTTAACTCCTTTAAGAATATTGCTAATTTTCTTAACTGTTTTTTTAGGATCTAATAAAGCCTGGATTGAGGCTTCTAATCTTACATTATTTTTTTCTGCAGCAAACTCCATTACCTCATTCATTATTTCTTGAATGTTATCATTATTGGCTTGCTCAATTTTTCGCATTAACTTAAGAGCTTCTTGCTTAGTATATATATCTTTAGGTAAAGTTTTACGCATAAAGTTTCTAAGCTCTCTTTGGACTTTCTTTAATTGTCTTTGTCCTTTAGTTTTAGCCTTTAATATTATACGCGCATTACGAATCGCTTCATTTAGATTAGTACTTTGTTTCCCTCCTAAAGCTCTGGCTATATCAATCATTAACAGAGATTGTTCGGTAGACATTCCTTTAACTCCGGGTTCTGCTACAGATTTATATCCTGCCTGTTCTCGTAAAAATTCCATCGTCTCATCCATCATCTCTTGCTCAGTAAGTTTTACTTTTGCTTTTGCATTCTTCGTTTGTAATTTATTATAGAAGTTAGATACTTTTTGAAATAATTTAACACCTGCTTTCATCCCTCCTTTTATATTTCCTAATGATGGTGGTATAACACTTAAAAGATCTGCGTTTATTTTCATTAACTCTCTTACCTCAGTCTTAGTAAACTTTCTCACTCTGGTAAGGTAATCTAAAATAGCAGCATCCGTAAAGTTTAAATCTCTGGCGGTAGTAATAATCTCTAAAGGTGTATCAAACTTGTTAAAAGTCTTTTGTGCTTTTTCATCTACATTTCTTTGTGCTTTTTCTCGCGGAGGTCTATATGTTTTTCCATCTTTCTTAAGTTTATAAGAAGTGGTTTGCCCTCTATCTCCTCTGGTTCTTTCTACGGTAAACCCTAAAGCATTCGCCCACGCATTTAAAGCATTAGGATCAACTCCTTGAGGCCATATAATACCATTAGATTTCATTTGATAAAAAGCAGCTAACTTTTCTACTGAAGCCTTCTGTGCTTTCTCTTGAGTTTTCTTTTTAGGTTTAGAGATCTTTTTAACACCTGTCCCGTAAGGAGCTACTACTTGAGCTTTAGCAGGTTTTCCTAATTCTTTTCCTTCGTATTTAGCCTTAAGGCTTTCAGGCATAATTTCAAAAGCATCTAACTTAATATCAGGAACGCCTACTACCTCTCCTAAAATATTAGTTTCATAAGTTGAGTGCTTTGACTTTCCACCTACTTCAGTTGGTTTTAATACCAGCATTACATCGTTTTGCTCAAAGTTATTATCTCTATAAAATCCATCTCTTAATTCATCTAAGTTTATAAACCCATCTTTAGATTTAACAAGCTTATGGAATTCAGTATTAGGAGTTTGCTCTTGTGCAACTATAGCTTTTAACAATCCTTTTCTTCCGTTACCATCTCTTCTGATAGAAGGCCAACTATCATGCTTTTCTAATATATCTCTTACTGCTTTTACCGGATTAGTAGCCAATGCTTCTTTTTTAAATACACCATAGTCTCCTAATTTATTTGCAAAAGCATCAAATACTTTTTTGTTAAATAGTTTACTGGCTTGTGGGGACCCACTAATAATAAATATATAGTCTGCTTTTTCTACATTGTTAGCCATAGCTTTAGGTGTCATACCACTTGCCCATATAATATTAGCAGCTAAATTTGTAGGATCTAATGCGTAGCTTGGACCTGCATCCATTTCAATACCATTAAATTCTCCTTTACCTAACTGATCAGCTACCCAGAACCATACCTTCTGATCTTTGGCTACAATATCATCTATTAATTTTAATAAATCAATTTTGTTTTCAGGAGTAACTAAAGACATATCGTAACTTTCTTTGAACTCAATTTGGTTTTTCTCTTTAGTTGAAGGTTCGTTAATAGTGGTTGGATCCCCAATAGGAGCTGTTCCATCCTCTATAACTTCTATATCTCCTTCTGTAACTTCAGTTCCTTCTCTTACTTTTTTAGATACTGTATTGAAGAACTCAATCATATCAGCTTCTTCTTTAGTAAACTCTGTTATGTTAACAGGTAAACCAACAGCCTTAGCTACTTTTTGTAACCATCTCTTTACTATATTTTTAGTAGGCCCATCTAACTGCGTATAGGCAGCTGAAAGATATCCAAATAACTCAGCTACCTTTTCTTCATTTTGTTCTTCAACCGCATAATCTTTAGCAAAGCTTTCTATAACTTCCTTTAAGTTAGAGTCTTTTGGCAATCCTTTTATTACCGACTGTAGCATTCTGCCCGTTACTGCGCTATATTTTTTAGAGTCTATACCTAACTTCTTTAATAGAACCGCATGCATAACTTCATGCCCTACTGTTCGCGTATTAGCTTTAGGTGCATTAATATGAATAGTATTAGTGTTAAGTGAGAAGCTTCCCTTCTTCCCTTTACTACCTTCGCTAACTGCTTGATTATAAGCATCTTCTGTAGCATGAACCACAATATTTAAATCAGGAATTAATTTAGCAATAGCCAGACCTGCATTCTTAGCTTGTCTTAATAAAGAAGGAATAATTCTTACTGCTTTAGGATCGCCTGCAGTTTCCGTTACCGTCACATTATCACTTACACTTACTCCTGGTAATGACACTGTTGTTCCATCACTTTTTGTTATAGTTACATTATCATTTTCATTATCTACAACTACAGCTTTCTCAGTGGTTTCTTGCTCTTGTTCTGTCTGCTCTTTTTTCCCTGACTTCTCATCAAAAATAGCAGTTAAATCTTCTACTTCCTTCTCCGTCTCTGTCCGAGAATCGGGGGTCTTTTTTTGCTTACTCGTTTTGGAAGGGGCCCTCTTGGTGTCTCCATCTCCCACCTTTCGGCCATCTTCGGTTTGTACTTGTACATCCACGCTCTCTGGGCTTGACTCTTGAATGGCATCTTTTTTATTTTTTATTTGTTCAGGAGTTGGGTTCTCCACACCCTCCTCTTTTAATTCATTTATTGCTTGAGTAGTTAACTCAGCGTCAGCTTTATCTTTATCTATTTGAGCTTGACCTTCTCTTTGTATAACCTCTACTTGATTCTCTAACTCAATTAACTCAGCTTGTTGTTTTTTAGTTAACTGTTTATTATACTGATTTATTTCATTATTAAGTTCTTGTTGTCTTAATAAATTTCCTAACAACTTTTGTTTCTGCGAAGTAGGTAGATTGGCAGGAATTTGATTCATCACTCCTACCACCTGATCATAGTCGGCAATTATTTTTTTACCCTCACTCTCTGTAATTTCATTATTTAAAATTCTTTGTTTGGTTTTTTCTATAAACGCCTCTCGTACTACAGGTTCATTATGCACCTCTTCAAACATCTCAAAAACACCAGGGTCTAATTGTGTAAAGTCTCCAGTAGATGCCGCAAAAGATATCGCGGGGATAGTTCCTATTACGAAACCTCCAACCATCTCTTGAGCTCCCGCTCTTATAACTTGCTTTACTCCATCGGTAAAACTCTCAGGAGTAGTAAACATATCTTTATCTTTTACCGCATTATATACTTCTTTAAAAGTTATGTCAGCTACTTCTTGAGCCAGCCCTGTTTCAAACTCCGCTAACCCTGCAGCCGTTACTATTAAAGTTCCTTGAGCAACCATATTATCCACTTCTTTCTTAACTACCTGCCTAAAGTTTTTCCCGGTAATATTTTTGCCATGCTTATTCATGACTCTCATTAAAACTTTATTAGCCACCCCTTTTTGAGCTAAAGCATTTCTCAATCCCACATTTTCTAATACACCTACGACTATCCCTAAGGGGATAGTGAACACTGCTTTTTCCGCCTCACTAATATTAGCAAAATCAGGATCGTTCTGCATTTCTTCATTTAAATGGTCTTCAACTTGCGATATCATGTTTACCACACGAATAGGTGTAGGCCCTAACATAGCAGGTACCGATTCCATTACTCCTATTAAAGCTCCTCCCCAAAAACCTTTTTTAGTTTCTGCGGTATACTCTCGCGTTACATCCTGGTATCCCACCACCTCTCTCAGTCCCTTTCGGGTGGCGTCTAACATACCCATCTTTCCATCATAATCTGGGTAATTAGCAAAAGCTGAAAACGGATTTGGGACTTGCTCTTCTCCTGCTTCTACATCATATTTTACCGCTTTACGAGCTTCATCTCTAATTTCTTTTTCTATATCATCTAATAAAGAAGTGGTTACTGTTCGGGTAGTCTCCATGAATTCAAAATCTTCCTCCACTTCTGTTGATGTACCAACTGTATCTTTAATTAATTGTTTTATTCTTTCAAATTCTTCAGGGTCCTTTATGATTTCTTCTATTCGTTCAGCTGTATACGTATCCCCTAAGGCTCCCGCTTCCTTAGCCTTCATTAATACTTTTCTTCTATAGGTTTGTGGAGATACCACAAAACCTTCTAAGGGTCCTACGTATGATATTAGATCTATCATTCGATTTAACTTTTGAGTGCTAAAACGAGCAACACCGTCCATCCACGCATTCCATGCAGATCCCCAAATACCCCCTTGTTCTGCCCTCATATCATACCATCCTCCTATTTGATAATCTAAATCTTTTCCTTTTCGCGCTAACCCCTGTTCCTCTTCACCCAGAAGAGCTGCAGCTTTTAAAATATTTTCTTTTAATTGCAAAGGAGTAGTAGACATCTGATTTCCATCAGGGCCTTCTACATAAATTACTTCATTAGGATCCCTCTCATCTAACTTGTTCTGATCATAAAAAGTTTTAGCCTGTAGATACTGAGCAAGATTATCTCTATATGTTTGAGTTTCTTCCTGAAACTCTTTAATAGAGTTCTCTACCGCTTTCTGTGTTTGAATTTTTTCTCTCTTTTGAAGATATCCTTCTTCAATACTTTGTAAAGCGGTACTTTCTTTTCTGTTTTCTTTTAAGAAGTTTATTAATTTTTCCGCTCCTTTACTTTCAAATCCTAACAAGTTTCCAGTAGCTGGATCTAAATCAATAGTAATTTCTTCATCATTATAAGCCGTAACTTTCATAGCGTCCCGGACGCCGGTTGGCTCAAACTCAAAACCATAATCATTAAAATGATAATTCATTAACGGAACTACAGTGTGCTCTTCTTCATCAATAAGTTCTGCGTTAATTTGTTGTAGAGACTGTGTAAAAAAATCATCCCCTATATCATCACTGCTTTCAAATTGAGATGTAGGGTCGGAAGAAAAAGATTCAGGAACTTCAATCTCTGGTGTATCTATTTCTATTCCCGTTATACCAGTGTCAGTAACAGTAGGTTGTTCAACATCAAGACTTTCGGGTGGATCGGAAAAAACCGATGAGGGTGATTCTTCCTCTTGAATTTCGGTATCGGATTCCATAACTTCCTCTTCCCCAGCGCCAGTCCCAACGGGCTTTTTTTTTTCATCAACACCCATTAAGATAGAAAAATCCTCAACAGTTCCGTTATATCCTGTCCTTACAAAGTATTCAAAGGTAGCAGTAAGAGCCTCTTCATTACTCTTTACTAACTCTTCATAGTCTACAATGGTACCATTATATCCTGTCTTTACAAAATAATCAAACCCGGCCTGGATAGCTTCTTCATTCATTATTATTCGTCAGTTTTGGTATTAAAGCCTGCTCCTGTCTCATCACCTCCCTTATTTTTTTGATCCTCTATAGCTTTTAGAATTGACTCTTGCATCCACGTAGCTACCTCCGCACTCTTCTTATCAAACACATCTTTTAATTTATACTTATTTTTTCCTATACTAAAAGTCATAGTATTACCATCCATACTAACCGAGCCCATACCTAATCCTTTTGGATAGAAGTTTTCTTGCTTTAGAAGTTCACTAAATACTCGGACTACTTGGTCGTTAGTCTCTTGGGGCCAAGAAATATTTGGTCCTAAGTCTGACTGTCTTGCCCAGTCTGCTATAGTCACTTCATTTCCATCTTTATCTGTTACCAGTGCCTGTGTATCATATTCAATAGATTTTTTAGGACCACTTATCGTCTGTATATTTCTTGTTGTCTCTCTCCCTTGAAGTTCCTTGCTACCTCCTGCATCGAGCCATGCGTCAAATTCCGCATCAGATAATCCGGATGCTTTCCACAATAACCTCATAGATTCTTCGGGGCTTTTATCTTCAGTGTTAATTTCTAAAGGATCTCTTCCAGGATAGGTAACTATAAACCCAGTCTCTGTTTGTTCTATATCACTGATTGCTCCATTACTTGCATCCACTAAATATCTTAGTCCTGCCGCTGATTCATCTGCATCTCCCGATACTGCTAACATTAGATTCTTACCTCGAGAAAGAAGTGTCTTATCTTTATCTCCCTTCGCAATAGAAGCCGCACTTCGTTGTTGAGGAGGGAATTCTTTCATAGTTTCTTCTCTTCCTAACTTAGCTTTAAGAGAGTCTACTAAAAATTTCTTAGCTGCTTTTTTCTGCCCCTCGGTAATAGCTGGTTCTACTATCACTCCATTTTCTTTATATCCCATAACAATGATAGGGTTTTGCTCTTCTCTACCTTTATTATCTTGATTCCATTGATCGAACTCTTCTTGAGACCCTGCTCTAAACTTTTCTCCTTTATCATTAGTAATATTATTATCAGCGATTATACTACCTATACTCATATTATCTTTCATCGCCGCATCTGCTTTAAGATTTATATAATCTTCAGCTTCAGGTGTTTGCATAAAGTCATCAATAGTAACTACTGCTCTGCTGCTTCCGTCTTTTCCTTGAGTAGTGGCATTTCCTGCTGTAATATAGTCTCCTAATTCATTGGAAGACTGAGTGATCCAGTCTCCAACATTTACTTTATTGATTTCCTGTTTACTAATAGCAGTCATTCTATTGATACTAATTAAATCATCAGGACCAGTAAGGAGATTGCCATTTTCATCTATACGTCCAAAAGCTAAATTTCCTGTGTCAGGATTAGTAACTAACTGTAAATTACTTAAGTTTCCAAAAGACTCCATTCTCTCCCCTAAGTATTGTTCTAAAGAACTGGACTCTCCACCTTGCATTCTCTCAGTGTATCTTTTAAAATCAGTATCCCAGCTCTTAGCATTTTTTTCAAACTGAGTAAACCCTGAACTTATATTATTTTTTATTTTCTGAAAATCTTGCGGACGTATCTCTCCTCTTTTCATTCTTTGTTCTGCTTCATAGATAGCATTAGCAGCATTGTTAGCTCCGTCAATAGTCATATCCATTAACGTCTTATTATCGAGCGCGTCTAATTCATTAAGCTTTTTTAAATTCTCAGCGGTATCCTTATCAATTTCATCTTTTCGTTTTTGCCTATCATCTCTAACAGCCGCAAAGGCATCCGTAATTGTTTTAGCATGTTCCGCCCAATTTATAGTGCTTCCTTCTCGAGGGGCTACATAAGTATCAAAATCTATATCTCGTTTTGCTTTAGTAGGATCTATAGCCATTTTTATATTTCTTTAAATTCAACATCAATCATGGCGTAATTTACCATATCATACTCCCCTACTCTAATAACTGCCGCTTGATCAATTTCATCTGACATAACTCCTTGGTACATTCCTTCTTCGTTTTTATATTTAAAGCTGTATATATTTAAACCACTTGGTGATTGACCAATTAAGTTAATGTTTTCTTTTAACCTTCTATCAGAAAAAATATTAGACGTTGGAGATAATCCACTTGTAAAATCCCTCTGCAGGAAAGATCCAAATTGTGAGGGTTGGCCGCCGCTCAAAGAAAGATGAGACATAGGACCACCTCCTCCTCCGCCACTCAATGAAAGAGGAGACGAAGTACCTCCGCCGCCGCCGCCACTCAATGAAAGTCCTGCACTACTCAGATCAGCACCTCCTCCTGTTGGTGTTGGTTTAGCTTTTCCTGGAAATAATGGAACCATCGAGGCTACTCCTGTAACTACACCTGCTGCCCCTTGAATTCCTTGTTGCATAGCGTCTGCTCGTGCTTTTTGCGCATCTGCCGCGATTTGTTTTTGTTCTTTAGCATAAGCCACATCCATCTCCATTAACTGTTGATTAATTGCATCTTTGGATTGAGCTTTAGTAGCTTGTAATCCCGCTACCTCTTTCCCCATAGCAATACGCTGCTGTTCAGCTTGCTCGGCTGAGGTTGCTCCCACCCGGCCCGCTCCAGCGGCTAATGCCCGAGCATCTCCTTCTTGAAGTGCCTCAGTAGTTTGTTGTGCGACTGCTAAATTGTTTTCAAATTCCGCATCATATGCGTCTAAAGGAATAGTAAGTCCTTCATAAAAATCAGTTTCTGCTTTTTTTCTTGCATCCTCCATTGCTTTTTTAGCCTCGGCTGCTGCCTCTTCTCCTTCTCTTTTTGCTTTTGCTGCTGCGGAAAAACCTTGGTATGCGGAGTATCCCGCGGATGCGATACCTACTACTGCTGTCGTTACTGCTGCCATATTATATTATTTTTATCATTTCATGGGTGTAGGTACTACCTTCTACATACCCTATTTTTTTATAAACATTAATCAAAGGTTTATTTTTAATTAATGCGTAGACATATTTATTTCCTTTTTGTTCTGCTGTATCACTAATTGTTTTGACTAACAACTCTAATGCAGCCTTTCGGTTTTGGCGATCTTTATAATGTCTATTTGATATTATCCAATCACACCATGCTGCTTTAGCATTTGTAAGATACATAAATCCTGCACATATAGGTGTATCTTTATCATAAACAATAAATCCTCCGTTCCCATTCTCTGGTAAAAAGTCTTTAGATGGAGGTGTCCATCTCCAATCTTTCCACCAATCACATAGAATATTATCGTAATCTCCTTCCTTTAGTGGTAATACATTTAATTTCATTACCGCAAAGATAATAAATTCTACGGATAACTTTTCATCACACTACTACCTACAGAAAACAATTCTACTGCAGCCGTATTAGTATTTTGTAAGGTAAACTGCATAAAATATCCACGGGCACCATGAGACTCTGCTACCGCATTTTTCATATACATTATATAATTAGTTGCCACTACCGCGGCACTCCCTATAGTTCCCTGCACATCTACAACGGTATCATCATAAGTAATACGATTAATATCTCTATCTATTGCCGTTACTTGACCTAAATAAGTTATTACCCCTGCTACAGATGTATATACATAATCACCAATAGATAATAGACTTCCAATCTCAAAAACAAAATCCATTGTAACCGCAGGTGTTGCTCCCCCTACTACATCTACCGGACCAATACCGTTAGCTGATCGGGCATTCCAATTAATTGTAGTTTCATTTTCTCTTAGATAAGTAAAAAATTCTCTTTCTTTTTCTACAAACTCAGTAGCTAACATAGACCCACTACCTAATTCAGTAAATAAAGCAGTACAAGCCCATCTATCATCACTCTCGTATGACATGGTTTTAAATAATTTAATAGTCTGAGGTTCCGTATTAAAGACCGCTGTAATCTCAGAGTTATATTGGGTATTATAATAATTATTCCGCGTCTCATTAGTGTTATGTCTAAAAAGATTCCCACCATTAAAACTATAAAAATAACTATTCATCCCTACCATATACTCTGGTATATAAGAATAGAAAGAAGGCCACCCTTTTGCTTCTTCACTGTACGATAATGTTTTTGGTCCTAAAGGCATTTTAACAAGCTGTTATATTAATAATTACTCCATTTTCTGTTTGTACACAGTGCCATGCTCCTGAAAAAAACAAACTAAAATAACCATCCGGCGCAGGAGTTGCTCCATCTGCGTCAGCAAATAACCAGTCATTTACTGCTGGTTGACCGGGAGTTCCTGAAACAACCGCATGATACCAAGACATCCCTACTGTAGTGTTTAGACAGGCCGCAGGACAGTCAACATAATTAACTGTTCCTCCATCTACAGCATCTAAAGCTGCGGGACATATAACTTTTAAAGTCCAATCCCAAGTAGAAGGGATACTTTGATCGGGAGTATCTATAACAAAATCTATAGTATTAAGGACGGCGGACGTTTTAGGAACTACCATGATAGTCGTTCCCCATCCAACCCCATTAGGATCTAAATCTACCCCTCCTGATGCCTGATCAGTATATGGCCCCCATGTAGTCACTCCTCCTGTAGGGACCCATGCTCCTCCACTATATTCTTGAACAGAACCTGTATATGTGTTACCACCACTTCCCGCTGCATTACTTACACCGCAACAATTTTCATCTCCAATTAAACCTTGTAAATAACCTCCTGGAACTAAAGGAGAAGAATATTCACTTGCACTTACTCCATTATATGTCCATGTACATCTGGCTGTACTGGTCAGTCCTACTGTAAATTCTACTAATACAGCCCCGGTAGTATTACCTACATCTACCGTTACTTTACTTTGAGCAAAAACATCTCCGGAAACCGAAGTACCACATGCGGTAATACATGAAATACACGGTTGAGGAGACCCTAATATCCCTCCTGCCATTTGCCGATATATACCTCCATGACCATACCATCCATCACTGGCTACAATAGTCATAGCTGCATCATCAAATAAACCGGTTGCTAAAGCAAAACTGTTTCCATCATAATAATAATCTCCTAATGTTGCCATATCTTTTAATTTTTTAACATGTTCCTGCTCCTACTACTATTCCATTTGTTCCTACCTCTACCCAATTTTTAGTTGTTGCCGGCTGATTTGGATCTACAATATAGAATCCTGGTGGCATAAGTTGTCCTGGATCACATGTTGTATTTGCAAAACATATCTCCCCTATCTCCGGGATAAGTCCCAGAACGGCAGACCCACTAAATGAACCTACTTGATTTCCTGGAGAATTTGTATCTGTATTACATACAAATGCCGCATTAGATTGAGCCGGTCCAAAATAAGTCGTAGCACATCCCGTGTTACAACCACAGCACGCATCTGTTGCACTTGTAGTTGAGAAGCATAATTGGCTACTTGTAATTTCTCTTAAATCCCAAACTAAATATAAATAATCATTAGCCTGTGGAAAAGCTCCTGCCGTAAGAGTGAATGTTGCTTGCTCCGACCCCGGTGCTCCCGAAATAGGTCCTAACACTTCTAAATCTGGATCCGCTAATAACAAATCCATATCTGCGGGTGTGTCTGCATACAAAGTATCACTTGATAAAAGTAAAAATCTATCGGAGAGAGGGTCAAATACAAAATCGTCAAACCCTTGTTTTAATGCTTTCATTGTAATAACAGTAGTAGGAGAAGCATAAGGAAACATCCCTACCGATCTTACTCCTGTTTGAGAAATATATTCCGAAGGAGTACTGGTTCCTAAAGAAGCCAAACTATTAAGTTGGGGAGATATAGTAGCTCCATCAGTCCACTCATATTCAAAATGAATAAATTCTCCAGCAGAACTTTGGGAGTTTAATACTATACGTATTATAGTTACAGAAAGAGTCGTTGGACATTGAACAGTTATATCATAAGTAGCAGGTCCGTTAGTAGGGACATCATCCGGAGTAATAGTGATAGTAAGATCGTTAGGAGTATTAGCTGTTTTATCGACAGTGGTTGAACCCGAAGCACTGACTCCTACTTCATTTACGGTAACGGCTCCCCACACTATCTCAATATCTACCACTCCTGTGGTTATAATATAATCTACCTCTATCTCTCCTACTGCATCTCCTATATTAACCGTATAAGTTAATACATTACTGGTATTATTTTGACTCACCGTAGTACCACATGGTGTTCCTATTATAGGAAAAGGAATCTCATTAGTATTAGTGCTTAATACATATTCATTCATATAAGGGTCAAACCCTCCTAATTTTTGAGTTAATAACTGTTCGGCAAATTGATCTCTAAACCATGAACGCATGCCAAACTGTGAGATTACTTGAATCTGATCATTGTTCCGAGAGGTACCTCTAAGGTTTATTACCGCCCCTCTCTTACTGTCCGTAAAAAACATATCAGATCCCCATGCCACAAAACTTTCAGGATTAAAACTAATTCCATACTCTTCGATTCTTGCAATTTGAGTACCTAACACTTCTGGTACCGACGCAATAGCCCCTCCTCCTGTGGAATCGGTAATAACATTTTTACTTGCTAATACATAAGATATTCTGTCTTCTTGTAAGCATAAGATATCTGTCTCTCGAGAATGTAAAATTTGAATAGGACCAAAGGAAGGTTCGCAATCTTTATAATTTACCAATCCTAAATTAAACTCATTTAAATTATTAGAGTTGGCTGCTCCACTAAATACCCCGCTATAAGTCATTCCTGCAAATCTATCTGCTTCTTTATAATCTTGATTAGATACAGCTAAAGTTCTTTGCCCTAAACTAAAATATTTAGTTCCAGGAGAATCACTAATTCTAAAACTTTCTACTCCATTTCCAAAAGTAAAACAATTAGCAAAATTTAAAGTAACTTTTAAATTATTAGTAGCATCTTGACTTACATCTCCTAAGGCTACACCTGCCTCATGATATCTTACGCCATCTATAGGATCCGTATATATATTATACATTTGAGAAGCATCATAAAATAAATTTGGATCCACCTCATCGGGTTCTGTTTCCCAAATAATTAAAGCCCCTCCTCGTATAACCTCAATATGAGTTCCTACATGTCCTGGTCTTTTATCGTAAACTGGCCCACACCGTGGAATTCCACATCTATTTCTAAATCTTATATCTCCCGTAGCAGGATCATCATTTCCATACACATACATTTTAGTTACAAAACACTGCTCTGACAACGAATCGGCCGTCGAATAAGGATCCCCATTATTTAAATATTGTTTTGGGGTTATTCCATTTTTACTACCTGTAGTAAAATCTGCACCATCTCCATACCACCATTTTAAAAAATTAGGATAATCTTGACTGGCAGTGAAAGTTTCATCAAATCTGTAATGTTTTGTAGAACAACTATTTCCTTTACTTCCTCTCCAATTATCAATCTTAACTCTTATACTTGACCCCGCTGGTAAGTCATACGGATAGTCCGTACTATTAACATTTAAATAATAACTATTAGAAAGCCAACAATCTTTAGTATTAGATTTATCACTTTTATTCCCATAATTTATAATAGCATTCTCATCCAGCTCAGTATTAAAATCAGCAGGTTTAATACACATATATAATCCCGCTGGATTTATTCCTGTAAGGTCATCGTCATCTGTAGAGAATGCCCGCACATCTAATACTTTACATGTTACATTCGTACTCATAGGGCCATTAGTATCGGCTTTAACCCTTAAATTCATTCCTGTGGTAACAATATTGGTATTATCTCCTTCTAATTTAAACCAAAAAACTGAAGAGTCTGCAGCATCTTCATAGTATAATGCTGAAAACACGGTAAAATAATTCCCTTCACTTGGTTTAACAACAAATTTATATTTAGTAGCCCAGTATGGAGGTAAGTTTTGTAATACAACTTGTATTTCGTTTTTATCTCTTGAATTTTCAGGCTTAATATATACAGTATTATTATTACTTACTAATACAGTAGATGCCCTTCCATAGTCATCCATATATACTATCCCTGTCTCATAATCTCTATTACTATGTAAACTATAAGTATCGGCTGTTAAAAGATATCCTGCAGTACTACTATAATCAATAAAATTAAAAAACTCAAATTGTTCAGAAGGCCCATTAGTTGAATAAAATCTTACTGCTGGGACCTGAATAGAAAACCCTGTACCAGTGCCAGTATACTTAAATCCTTGAGGAGTACATACTGCGGTAGCCGCAGGTCCTGGGGTAGTACAACCCGAATCAACAGAGCTATTTATAAATTCTAAAGTTGTCGTAGGAGGAGCTATAATATGTCTATTAAACTTATCGGTTGCCGTTCCTCCATCCCCTGAGTTGTTAACAGGAATTATATCTTGAGCCGGAGGGAAAGTACTGGCAACCCTATCCTGAAAGGCTGCCGAACTCGTCATATCCCCTATAGTAGCATAGGTAGTCGCAGCTGTAAATTGCCAGTTTACAGAAAATGGCGAAGTTTGTTGGAAGGTATCGTCGGTATCCGGACCATCTACTATAGGGTTATCCCCACCCGTTACTTGAGAACTTGGAGCTGACTGTATAACCGCATCAAAAGATATGGTAAATCCAGGCTCTATAGGGGTTTCTACATCTGATAAATCGAAGGTTAGTTGGCAATCATCAACAGTAACAGCTCCTCCCGGCTGCCCAATATTATAAGCAATCCCACTACCCGATACAGGAGCTGGTAATTCTATCCCCGTTATTTCTTTATAAATAGGATCAGTTCGATAATTAATAGGAATCTTTTGACCATTAGCATTCGTTATATCATAACCATCTATATAATTACCGTATATTAAGCGATTACCTTGAATAGTCTGAGCTTTAGCAACTCGAGGTACATTATCATACTGCCTTAATAATTCATCCGACCCTAAAGTAGTATAAATTTTACTATTACTAAAATTTAATGTTTGTTGGTTTTCATCAGCCCACCCTAAGTCCGCTTTATTATATCTTTCAATAATATAAACAACATTCGAGCCACTTTCTTTATAAAGAAGATCTATTTCGGTGACTAATCGAGAACCGGTAGAAAATTCTATAGTAGCTCCATTATACCTATTTTTCATACCCTCATTTGTAAAAGTGGATAAATCAAATTTAAAAGGTCCAGGCTGAAAAGAAGGTTGAGAAAATAAAGAGGTAGCACTATACCCTCCATCTTGATATCTATATCTATAAGCAAAACACAGAAACCTTGTTTCCATATAATTTTCGTCTCCAGGAAAAACTGTGGGTGTAACCTTAGGGACAGGTAATGGGGTATAAGTCATAGAAGGGTCTTCAAACCCCGGTGGTTTTACAATAACACTTATATCTTCCTCCTTAATACCATCTATGGCTCCAACTGGGTCGGGATAATTTCTATGTACATTTATATATCGCGGAGGATTAAAATCATCGGTAAAAAATAATTGATTTTCTATTTTACTTACTCCCGTAACTAAATATTTAGGATTAAAATTTAAAGTAGTTTTTCCCGATCCAGGCTGATCGTTTTGTATAGAAACAACATGGTAGGTTACAACATTTGAATTACTATTAAATGATACCACCATATCTACCTTTCCGGTTGGAGAAGCTGGATTATCCGAATCATGAACAAACCAATATATTGTTTCTTCCATTCCATCTTCATATACTCCAAGACATGAAGTGGTAGCAGGATCTAAAGCTGTTCCATCAAAAGCAAGAAAAGTAACTTGAGTATTTCCTTTAGAATTTTCTACGGCTCCAATTTCTGTAGTCTCGGTAGAACCTAACCTAACATTTAAAGCATCCACATATTCTCCCAATGGAACCAAGCGTTCATCAACGCTCTTGTTCATTCTCCCCGCTATAAAATTTGCTCGTATATCTGCCATATTATTTTATCCATTTATCCTGGCCTCTTAAATTTTGTAAGAGTCTTCCTGGGTGTATGTTACTTAATCTTAATTTGGCGTTTCTAAGAAGAGAAGATTTGTCTTTTCTCGCTCTGTTCACCACATATTCTTGTACCCCGAATCTACCATTTAAAATAGAATATCTAATATATGCATAAATAAATTCTTCAAATAACTTATTAACACTAACTAAAGAGTCATCACCTTTTTCTAATCCATCAGAAACATACTCTAATACTACCATTGTACCAGCCATTATAGACATAAAGTTGATTACTCCCTCTTTTTTATTTATACTAAAAGTAGGGTTTTGATTTGCGGTTTCTGTATTTAAACCAAAACGATCCCCAATTCTATAATCAAAATACCAATTTCCATCTATATTCCATCCCATTTGATTATTATAAGGACCTGTTCCTATATACATATTCTTTTGAGTTCCTTCTAATCGTTGGATATCAAAATAAGAATCGGCAGGTTTTAATACATTTCCATCTATATCAAATAATATTTTACAATCATTATCTTGTAAGTAAGCCCCACTCCAATTGGTTTGAATATTTTCTACCATAGGGTAAAGCATACCGTTTTTTTCTTGAGAAATTCGCACCCAATTTACAAAGTCGGGAGGTAAGACAAATCGTAATTGATCACAAATTTGTAGTTCTAATATTTTTATTTCTTTCATCGCATCATAATTCAATTCTTGTATGCCACGTTTAGCATGGAACAATACTTGATAGCGATTAATATTATTAATAATCTCATGGTTTCCTTGATACATTAACATGAAATTATTTACTATATTTTCTAAAGAGACATATTGATAGGACCCCCAATTTTTATCTTCAGGAACAATGTTTCCATTTTCGTAATATTGATAATCTGTAATATATGCCATAATTAACTTGTTTCTTGAGTATCTAAAGTTTCTTCATTTCCTCCAAACTGATATACCATTTCTTCTCTAATTTCAATACCTATGTATTGACAAATTTTTGCAATTAATGTAGGTTCATCTGACTCGGGTAATTCAAACTCTTGAAAGTCAGCTGCTCCAGGGTTAAACAGTGGCTCTCCTCCTACTAATGTAGTCCAGGTCCATCGTGGATCTACCGGGTATCTTATATATTGAGCCTGTATATCTCCTGCCGTACGAATAGTACTTGGATAGACAGTAACGGTATCTCCACTTACTGCATTAGGCGTTGCTAAATTTGAACTCGCCCCTCCTAAAACATATGCAGGATATGTGGTGGTAGGGTTAGTTAACATAGAATTTGTTAAATAAAATATTTTACTTTGACTTACCCGTTCCACTTCTCTAATATTACTCTGGGAATAAATCACATACTCATCTGCAAGAGTATCAAATATATCTGCACTTATAGCAAGATCTGTAACATTAAGAACACCCGTCACATAAGCTTGTGTAAGCTGAGTAGTATTAACCACTAAACTTCCAATAGCAGGAGTAGGAGCGGAAGCTGGTATTGTAGTCCAGCCGATAGCCGCCGCATCTTGTAGTTGATTAGTAGCCACAGTTGTAACACTTCCTGTAAATAAAGGAGTAGAATAATAAAATAATTTATTTATTAAATAATAATCTGCTGGTAATGTAAAGGTGTTAGCTGTTCCTACTTGAGCTAAAAATGCTTGAGCAGAAAAACTATCTATTACTTCTACTAATCCTTTTACAATATTAGCATACTCTGTTCCTGAACTTCTGTTATTTTCTTTATTAATCCAATGGTTATACTGATAAAAATAATCTTCAAACATATCGGTTTGGGCCTGCTTGGCATAAAGATTAAAATCTTGCGGAGATATATATCCATAATTGTTTTTATTAGCAATGGCTAATACTGTATTTCTTACGTCATTTATCGATGCTGGCATATCCCTTAAATGTTTTCACAAAGATAATAAAAAAAAAGAGGTCCACTTTTTTTGTAGACCTCTCTTAAATACATATTAATCTTTCTTATGCAAACGTGAAAGAAGTAGCCCACTGAATACCAACTGTACCATCTGACTGTACATAAGGCATTGTCATAGACACATTAGTCCACTCACTTTCTAATACTAATTCAGCTGTTTTCTTAAACTGTGTAGAAAACACATCAAAAGCCGCAGCCGGAGTGTCTCCTAAATTAAAAGTAAGTTTTTGATTAGTAGCTCCTCTTTTATAGTGAACAGTAACCTGACCATTAGTCGCGTTTCCTCTAATCAAAGTAGCATTATCTACTCTCACTTTTCTATTAGGACCGTCCTCTCTATCAGATAAGATAAAAAAGTCATCACCAACTATTAATCCTCCCGCTTTTTCAATAGTCAATGTAGTATCATTAACTACATCTTTAATTTTAAAGAACTGATTAGTAGTTGTATTAACAATCATATCACCTCCTCGTACATCCGTTAAGAACTCTGCTCCTGTTAAAGCTCCTGAATATACATTAGCCGCAGCTACTATCTTATAATCCACAGGTGTGGTTTCCAGAGTTGCATTTGCCTGTCCACTAATACTTAATACACTGTCACTATCAACTGCTGTAACTTTAGAAAAAGTTCGGTCAGGCGCAAAAACATAATCCCCTACAACTACATTGGTAGTAAAATTAGCTACACCTCCTGTATCGGTAAGTTTGCCAGTTGTTGCGGCAGTCGTTGTTCCACTATTTGTGTATGACACTAAAACCGCTCCAGTTGCAGTGGAGCCGTTATAAATAGGGATTTGTACTCCTACATACTTTGCCATATCTAAGCTATAGCTATTGCAGAGATTGCCTGTGGTGGATCGTATGCTGCAACAACATTTGTCCACGACGTCTCCAATGCCTTATCCATAGCGTTTTGAAGAGAATCTCTCATTTCGAAATCAGCAGCACCAACATTATCATGGGTAATAGTTGCTGTGTTTCCACTGTTATAAGTAATAATACTTTCTGTATCACTTGATCTTGTTATAGCGATTACATCTGAAACGCTAAGATAAAAATTTGTTTCGGCTGTTACCGGAACTGATAAAAATTTGTCCATAGTTAAAAATTTTAATGGGTTAATAAAACGCAAAGATACATAAAAAAAAACACCCTGTTTAAAGGGTGTCTTTATTATTAAGCTTTAGCTTTCTTTTTCTTTTTAGGTTTTTCAACCCCCGTGTTTTCTATTTCAATTGTAGGGGCCTCTCCTTTTAACTGTCTTTTTAAAAGCTTATAAGTTTCTACTCCTTCGTCAGTTTGCATATAGGAAGCTACTATATCATAAGGGTCTTCGCCAAATGGAACTGTAAGAAATTTACTCTTATTATGAGTAAGAGAAAAATATACATCTCTTTGTTTGTTTTTTAAAGTTAATAATCCTGTACTAAAAAACTGAACCACATCATCTTGAACTTGTAATGTAGGGTCATTTAATAAATCCATAAAAGCTATAGGTTGATTTCGAGAAAATACTAATACATCTCTTTTAAGTTCAGCGGTGCTAAGGCTATCTACATTTGCTCCTAACAAAACTCTACCTATAGTAGTTAATTTATCTAAGGATAAATCACGTGCTAAAACTTGAGCTTCAATAATAATATTTTCCATCTCCAATTCTTCAGCTGCGTCTTTAGCATTATTAATCTCTTCAAAAATAGATCCATTACCAGGATGTAAAGAGAGAAAATGTTGAAGTACTTGGTTTTGCTTAGAAACATGTAGTAACCCATCTTCAAAAATAATAGGCTCCATAATTATATTTCCATCTTGTTCATCTTCAAAAGGAGACTTTTGATTTCGAGCATAACGTAATGCTCGGTTTTCTCCTGTCTCTTCATCAAAGTGTAAAAGATTAACTCTTTTAGAATGATGAGAAGAAAGCATGTAAGCTAATGGAGATTTATTACCCGTAAGTTTGTACTGTTTGTCTGTAAATTTATTTCTTTTTTTCATTTTATTATAATTTAATTAAAGTTAAAAAAAAGGGGGGAAGTTAATCCCCCCTAATTAATTATTGATTATGCATCTTGGAATAAGAAGAAGTTGTTTGCACCTAAAGTACAACAAGCTCTTTCACTCAAGAAGTTAACCTGCATTGCATCTAAAGAAGATGTTCTTGCTCCACCAGCAGAACCAGTGATCCAAGTTTTGTAACGTCTGTCTTCAGTCTCTGACGCTCTGTATCGAACGTGTAAGAATGGACGCTTTGCGTTTTTACCTAAGATTTGGTCATATACAGATGTAGATCCCGCTGGAACTAAAAGTCCATTGATAGCTCCACCTACTATATCACCTCTCATTGTAGCATCGTTAAGATATTTCCAATCAGACTTGTAGAAGTCATAACCTCTACGGAATCCTGTGAATCCTAAGTTAAGTGCCATTTCTTCATCATTATCAAATAAACCATATGATGTACCACCCGCTCCATAAGAGTTTTGAGCCGCTAACATATCGTCAATATCAAATGAGAATTGTCTGTTACAGAAAATAACATTTTCCTCAATAGCACCTTGCTTGTCTAATCTTTGAATAACTGAATCGAAACCAGCAAGAGTAGTTGGGTTACCACCTCCCCATACATTTCCTCTTGTACTTACTACGTAGAATACACCATCAGATCCACCCTGGCCATCTGTACCACCGGCATTTCCAAAGTGTATTGCAGCACCCGATGCGTTTCCAGCTGGAACAGCTTCGATCATTGCAGTTTCTAAATAGTCTTCAAAACGAAGTCTTGTTTCGTGCTCAGACTTTAAATACCATAAGTATCCTGAACCACCATTCTCCGTAGAGATTTCAACCCAACCAATTTGAGCCATATCAGAACCACTTACCTCGTAAGTATCCTTAATGATAATTGGTTTGTTGTCAAAGAATACGTCATCTGCTTCTAAAGACTCCTCCATTCCTGAAGTTCCTTTTTTGAATTCAGATCCGTAAATCATTACTGTACACGCTACACCAGCAGCTACTCCTTGACCAGCTGTTTCATAATACGCTACATCAAAAGTTCCTGCAGTATAATTAACATCTGTTACAACTGCTTTGTTACTTAAGGTAGAAGCTACAGTATTGTCAGAAATAAAAACTGTCTGACCTTTTCTGATTGCTATCTGACCTGTACCTGGTACTAAAGCATCATTTACTGTCCACGTTGCAACATTTTGTGCTGCTGCTGCTGCTGATGTACAGTCAATATACTTAGTGTGTAACCTTCCTTGTTCAGCCCATTTTATCATGTCTGAATTCGAAGGCATTTCAGCACCTACCATTCTTAAGAATGATGCTACTGTTCTATTACCATATCTCTCAAATTCTTTCTCATATGTATCAGGAAGATACTGATTTAAGAAATCGAAACTGGTAATGTAGTTTGAAGGAAGGGCTACTCGTTCCGCACTTGGCTGAAGATCCCATCCTGGACTTACATTTACTCCCATAATTTTTTAAATTTTTTTAATTTATACTTTTTTAACACTTCTAATTTTGAGTCCTCTCCCACTACTTGTGTCTCCAACAGCTTTGATTTGTAATCCATTTTTATTTAAAGACACTGGTGTTTTCCTAATGTCCATATTAATATTTTTGGATTTTTTACTCACTTCATCTACAGTCGCAGTTACCCCTTGATTGTAGAAAAACTCAGCAAACTTATCAAGATTCATAGCTACTGATATTGCACGATGATATCCATGTGGATCCGCAATCAGTCCTGTTTTTTCATCCATGTATTTACCCACGAAATTATTAACGTCCGCCTGTTTGCTTTTCAACTCTTTACCATCTCCAGGTTTAAAGGTAAATTTTTTCTCTCCGATATTAAACTCAAAACCTTTGAATTCATCGTTAAAAACCTCAGCGGTTTTTGATACAAAATAATCATACCTTTTTTTCTGCGCTTCTTGTGCAGTAGTAGATTCCTCTACATAACTTTTATAGCTATTAAATTTTTCTTTGTCCTCCTCTGATAATCCACTCCCACTTGACTCAAGAGGAGTTTTATACTTATCTTGTTGTTCATTGAAAAACTTTTTAGCTTTTACAAGTTCTCTTTTTTTTGCTCTCTCACGTTTCTTAATATCTTTTGGATCATCTAACTCAGCATCAAATCCAAATTTATCTATCATTAAGTCTTGAATATCCTCATTATCTAAACCTTCTTCGGTATGAGAATAATATTGAGACAACAATTTATCACTATCCATGTCATCATAATTTTGTTGTAGTTTTACAAAATCTTCAATTCCACGGCCAGTTTCTTTTTTATACTTAAAGTATGCAGATACATCTTCTGGTAATTCTTCATTTGACTCTCGTTGAGCAAATAACTCATCAACCGATGATATATCTTTATCATACCTTTCTTTAATATACGAAAGAACGCTTTCATCATTTAAGCCTGATGGGGCTTCTTGTGTTTCATCTTCCTGTTGTACTTCTTCTTGTTCGTTCGTGGTGGCGGCACTCTCAGTGCTTGCATCCACTCCCTCCACGTTAGGGTTACTTTCTTGAGATTCCAATTTCTCTTCATGTTCTTTAAGTAATTGTTCCTCAACTTGTGCTCGAGATTTTTCTTCTCCTGTTACTTCTCTAACGGTTATTTTTGGTTCTTGATTTTCTTCCATTTTATTTAATTTAATTGTTGCAAAGTTAATATTAATTTAATTATTTTTTTAAGCTTACCTTGGCTCAAATTCTGCTAAGTCAAATCCATCTAAACTATCTTCATTAGATTCAAAGTTCATAGCAGGTAAGTTTCTTTTCCGCTGTTCAATCATTTTAGATTGTTGAGTATTTCCTTCTGCAATTCGTTTAGACTTTCCTTCTTCTTTTTTCTGCTCTCGCATATCTATTTGTTGTTGCTCCATTCCTCGTAATTGCATATTATAGTTAAACTCAACATCCATTAATCTTCGTTTTAAATCAGCTTCATTAGTTTGTTTTTCAATTTCAAAAGCAATCTCTGCTTGTTTAATTTGTATTTTAGCTTGAAGTTCAGCTTGAGTTTGTTGCATTTTAGCTTGAGCAGCTTGTTGTTGTAATGCCTGTTGCTGCTGTCCTTGCATAGCTTGTTTTTGCATTTCTTGTTCTCTTTTCTCCGCCGCTGTTTGTTTTCGTTTAACTTTTAATAATTGGTTTGCCATTTTTAAATTATTAATAGTTCTAATATCAATAGCATCTTCTAAATCAATTCCTCCTGTTTTTAATGATTCTTGAATGTTAGCTTCTAACTGAGCTTTTTCTTCTTCATCTGGACTCATCTCAATAGAAATCCCAAAGTCATATAAATAAAGATTTCTTATTTCATCTATTATATTTAAATTATATTTTCCTATTTGCATAGCAAACTCATCTCTAAAGTCTGCATACTCTAATATATCTGCAGTTCGAATAGATAATGCTTCCGCTAATCTACGGGTAATATAAAGACTTGAGTTTAAAATATGACGAGTAGCTACATTAGAATTTAAAGCCGCTAATTTTTGAACTCCTACTAAAGAATTAGGATCAGGAGTAGAAGCATCTCGCGCTTCATTTAATCCTGTCACCTGTCTTATCATGCCTAAGTAATGATTATAATTACCTATAAGCATTTGCATTTTACTTCCTCCACTATTAGAGGTTAATTGAGTGATAGGAACCTTAGCATTATTATATTCTCCATCTTGAGTATAACTTCTTCCTACTACACTACCGGTTTGAAAATAAAGACGTAAAGCATCCGACGGATCGTAAGCATTACCCGTTCCTAAATCTACTTCATTTAATCCATCCGCATCAATAAACACTCCATCTGGAACCACTTTAGATACAACTTGTTGTAATTTTAAATGAGTTATTTGAATTAAATCGGCAAATGGAATCATTCTTTTTACTAAAGAATCTAATATTCCTTTATACATTCTTGGTGCACAAGCTACATAATTAGGCATCGCATATTGACTGGCAGAATTAGGACGCACCATATTTTCCATCATATCCCATTTAATTAATAAGTTACTTCCCATTACCATGACTCCTTCATACCATACATCAATACGTTTTTCAATACGCTCAAAATTTCCTTCATCCATCATTTCTTGTGGAGGATTAAACTCATCGTCTTTTTCTACCGTCTTGAAAGTACCATCAGCCATTTGTTTTTTCTTGTAAACAAAACTATTAGTAGTTTTATAATTAAAAAATAACAACGTACAACTATCTCTGGCAAACATACTATTTTCATATATCGCTGCAGTATTATAATAATTATACCACGCTTGACTATATTGAGAAATCTCTTGTAAATCATCAGTAGTTAGATCAGGATTTATTTTTAACACTTCTGTTATAGGTAATGTTTTAAGTTCTCCCCAATAAAAACAGTCTTTAAAATAAGGATCTTCTGTATAGCTATATACCACATTAGCCGGATCTACGTATTCTACTCGAATTCCGTCTCCTTGTTGAAAGGTATGCTTCGTTATTCCTAACCCAATAGTAGTTAAATCATAATCTACTCTTCGGCGTGTATCTGTATAATGATTTTCTTCCAACATAGTATTAACCGCTATTTCATTAGCTATTTCAATAGCCGGTTTATAATTAAGTTGCATATATAATTCTAACTCTGTATCACTCTGAGGTAATGTTTTAGGATCTACTTGAAACACTTCCATTTTAAAATCTTTCTCTACTTGATGGAACAAATCTTGGGCAGCCACATTTATTTCTACCATCTTTTGAAAATCATTTCTTTTTTCCGCGGACATCGCGTCTTGAGCTTGACAATTTATTTTAAACAAACGGTCCGACATTCCATTTACCACAATATCTACAAACTTGGGAATAATAGGAACAGGTGTCCAATCTAAATTTAAATATGATAGATCTCCATCTACCGCTAATTCGTTTTTATATTTGGCTACTGACTGCTCTCCTCGGGCATACAATCTTAATCTATTAAAGTCAGCCCATTGATTGTAGAATCTACAATTCATACCGTCTTTTCTAAACCATTCATATTGTATAGCCTGACCTACTTGTAATCCAAAAGTTTTTTCTTTTTTCTTACTATCAGACACAAATTGGTCAGGAAACGCAGCAGCTTGTATATTTATAGTAACTGGTTTCATGTAATTATTTTACTAAGGTTCTTCGTATTATTATATCTCGCAAAGTTAATACTTATTTTTGATTTTTGTTTAGACGGCGTGTATAAGTGTTTTTGATTAGCCATTATAGCTAACCCTGAACTAATAGCTGCATCAAACTTTGTTCTATTACTAATATCAAACTTTGCCCAATCTTCTAAAGTGCGTTGAAAATACATACTTCCCATCTCATCTGAATCACGATAATCTCCTCCTATATCTAATCCTACATACTTTTCAATATATGATTCTATAGCCGAAGCATGAGACTGTTTAACGTCTTCCGACGTATTAGGAATTCCACCTAACTCTCGTTCAGTTTTCGAAAGTTTATTATAAGTTTTATCTGGTCTGTTTAGACAATACCCTCTATATCCTCTATTTTTAAAATGATATAAAAGACGAGGTTTATTATTTTCACAAAGAATTGGCATACCATAAAAAACACACGCCATTAAAACTTCTTCAAAAAATATTTCGGCAGTTTGAGGACGCGCTATGTATTCCAGAAAAAACTCATTGCTGGGAGCCTCATCCATGTTGAATTTAGTTAATCCATGTAAAGCACCATTAGATCCTTTTCCTACTACCACTCCAGATATATCATAAGAGTCACATCCAAAAGATCCTAAGTAATCATTCCCTGGCTTCTTACCTCCTCGCTCGGTTATTATTTTATTTTGCAAACCTGGTTTTGGAGTCCACGTAACTAAAAACCTTCCGCTGCGATTAGGAGACCATATGACTTTAGTATCTTTTACTCCATTTTCCCAATGAAAAGATCCCCGAGTAGTATGATGGCTCATAATTAAAGAATCATTATAATCAATTTGTTGATATATTTTTGTTAAGTTAAACAAAGATTGTTTACTTTCATCTCTAAAGGCATGGGATTCTGTTCTGGGAAATTGTCTATAAAATTCATTTAAAGCATCGGCATCTTGAGATAAAGAGTCTACTTCGTTTTTCCAATAATCTATAGCACCTACTCTTATATCTTCCCCATCTATTCCAATAATAGGTTTAGCTGGAGTTTTTAATACTGGCATTCCATATCTATCTATATATCCTTCAAAATTCCATTCCATAGGAATAAATAAACAATATAAACCGCTTTTAGTTTGACCATTCGCATTACGTTTAGTAGGAATAGAATCTTCATATAAAGATTTAAAATTAGACCCTCCTTTATCTAAAGCATTAGAGGTAGATCCCATCATACATTTACCAATAATCTTACTTCCTAAACGTAAACACGTTTTAGTTACTCTCCAGTTATTCAAGATGTTATCCGGTTTTTCCCATTTACCACTTTCATCATGTAATAGTAATTGTAACTTCTCTCCATCATAACTATTATCTCCTGTATTCTTCCAATCAATAGTAGTATCTAACCCCTCTAATTCTTCATCTGCCAACGTGTGCATATTCTTTTTGGTAATTTTAGAAGCCGGAACTCTATATGCTAATTCAGTTTTAGGTTTATCCATACCATCTTGAATAGGTTTAAAAAAGAAAGGGTAATTATTAGAGATAGGAACTACTTTATCTGTAAACATTTTTTTAGCATCCGAACCTGTTTTAGATAAAATTCCTATACGGGCATCTTTAGTAATAGTGGCTTGATTTACCCCTTCACATGAACTCATAAAAGAAAACCCTGATCGTCTTATTTTTAAATAACACATTCCAAAACTTCTTTTATCCGCTTTACATGCTTCCCAAAAAATATAAAATATTCTATTGGCTTCTCGAAAATCAGGATTACCTACATCAATCTTAGTCCATTGTAAATACATATAATGAGTTCCTGTTATATATGTAGGGTTACCATTATTCATAAACCAATATCCTTGTTCTCTTCTATCAAATTCCTCTTCTATATAATCTACCCATCGAGACTTAAAAGTATCCGGTGTTTCATGCCATTGGAAAATAGATTTAATTCTTTTTAATTCTTTAACTAAGAGAGTAGGCTCCCAATATTGTTCCTCCCTTTTTTTACTGCGTTTATAAATATCTTTAGGGGGTTTAGGTAATCCTATTTTTAATCCATTAATTTCAATAACACTTTGAATCTGCCCGGTTTTAGAAATTACAATTATATCATATTTTTCATTATATCCATACAGCCAGCTTCTACCTCTGTTTTTATTTGATATAACAGACTTAGGAATAAAGTTTATTAATTCTTTATATAATTTATTTTGATCTTGATTCAGCAAATCCTTTAAGGGTGTTGTTTTTTTTATCGGTTATTGTTCCATCTAATAATGCTCTCTCTTCTTCTATACGTTTTAATATTTCAAAAGCATCGAAGATTGCCAACTTTTTCGTAGCAGCAGCATTCTTTAATCTGTCAGCTGCTAACTCATCGTCTTTATCATATTTTATAATATCTTCTTTAGCAACTTTTACTAATTGTTTTACAGCTTTCTCACCAGCAGAAATAATGCTTTCTTTAATCTCTCTACTATTCATTCTTCTTAAATTTATATATACTATATTTTAAAGTTAATTCTTTTCCTTCGTTTATTTTACGTAAAGTTTTTAGCTTCTTATAATGATAATCCCCCTCTTCTTCTATGAGTTCACAGTTAGGAGTGTCACTATGATTTATAAAACCGCCTAAAGGAGTGCGTATAAAATTGTGTTGAAACTCCGGATCATACACATGCGTAATTCCTATAATAATACCTTTAGGTATATCTTCGGTAGCAAAGATTCCTGCACCATGAATTGCAGATGGGCCAATAGCTAAGTAGGCTGGTAAAGGGTTATAATTTTTTTCGCTTGTCATCTTATTTATATTTATAAAACATTACAAAAACTTCTCTTCCTTCTTTCCAAGACTGGTTGGGATATTTGCTATGAAAATAATTAGCTGGATAAGAAATCAATCTATTCTGTTCATAACCAGCTACAGACACTAATCTCCACATATCTAAGTCTTCTGAATCTACCCGAATCATTTTATCATATTCCTCATCAGTTATGTGATCTGGTAAACTTTTACCATAAACCTCATGTTCCCAAAATGCAGTTCCATGTAGGTCTTCTCGTTCACGGGGAGACATATATAAAACAGCCGCCCTATCAGGTTGCTGACCATCTATTTTTAAATCTGAATGTATTCGCCACGTAGTATCTAACTCATCTGTAGAAACTCGAAAAAAACTTAAAATATTTTCTAAAGATTTTCCCTCTATCATTCCTAATTTTCTTAAGACATAATCATTAAATGATTTGTTAGATTCTTGAATATAAAAATCTTTTCCTCCTACGTTGTGCTCAAGAAACTTGCCTTTATTTAAATAGTCTTGTGCTATTTTAAATAGTTCTTTATCTATAAAATCATCTTCTATATATATCATACTATCATCGTTATATTATTAGTAAACATACGATACAACTTTTCATCATCCACTATAAACGGATATTCACTTCCCGGAGTATAAGATATAGAGTCTCCTTCTTTTACACCTAACGCTATTAGTTCTTCATTAATATATTTAATAGTACCAAACAAAGGTTCTTCATTAGTAGCTTTAAAAATATAAGATTCTTTTAAAGAAGCAGGTTTTATAAAACAATATTTTCCCCATGCATGCCACTTATCTTTTTTCTTATACATATAAAACTGCTCACTGTCTACTAAAAATAAATTTTCTTTTAAATGACTTCTTCCGCTTTTACGCCTTCCTTGCATGTCATTATAAAATTTAAAAACATTATGATGAACTAATAAAGTATCTCCTTTTTGGATAGGACCTGTATAATGAATAGGTGTTTCTACAACACTTGCAAAACGATTAGATGCTGTATGATCTTCTTCAGATACACTGGTAATAAATTCAATATCACCAATTTGTTTAAGGTTATCATACCGCCTGTCTTTTACAGGAGTTACGATAAAAGAATAAGGAGATTTCATTAAAAATTAATATTATATTCTAAAGAAATAGGAAGCGTGCTGAGAAATTCTTTCCACATATATATTTCATCTCCTTTTTGAATCCAAATTTTATAGGAGTTATTATTTCCTTGAATAAGATGTATAGTGTGAGACCCTCCTAAAACTTCTTGGCCTACAATATAATGCATGGCTCCCGACTTATAATCGGCACCAATTGAGATTTTTCTAATATCCATTTCATTTTAATTTAAGTTGTTATTTAGAAAGTCCATTTTCCATTTGTCCATTTCAAGTCAAGATCTACCCACATCACGGGGTCAGCTGTTGCTACTCCAAACTGAGGTTTATATGTTATAGCGTAAGATTCTCCAGAGGTATACTTTTGAGGAGCAGCCATTTGCCATGCCAGGGGTTCACAGTAAATTTTTCCTCCAGAAATAGTCCCTGTATTATTTATAACAAAATCAAAATTTCCTATAAGATCGGCACCCCCTGACATTCCAGATGTATCACATACTCCGTCACCTGACCATCTCCATAATTGAAATCTATGTGTACAAGTACCAACTCCGGAAAATCCGCTGTTAGTAACAGTAATACGCATATCTGCTGCAGTTAAAAAAGCGGTTTCCTGCAGAGGTGGTCCTTCTTGTACTGATGTATTAGTAACAATTACGGAGCTTCCATACTCTTCGTCGGTCCATACTCCTAATGCTAAGTCAGGAGAGTTTGGCGCTAAGTGACTTATCCAATATGATACAGGAGGGACTCCTATTTTAACATCATAAGGTAAGGATAAAATATAATTACCTGCATTAGCATATTCCATTGCTCCTACATAGAATCTATAAGTTTGAGTATCTAAGTTTGCCGGTACTTGCCACGTTCCATTAGCCGCTAAGTAAAGTTGTTGAAGCTCAGGATCGGAGTACCCTGCTGCTGCAGGCACATGCCCTACATTAAGTGCTCCATCAAAAGCATTGGAGTATACTACAACAGTTCCTGTAGTCGGTGCAATGGCGATAGGATCTGCAGCTCCTGACGAAACTCCTGGAGCTCCCACGGTAACAGCTGTAACCCCCCCTGTTCCATTAGCTGCTGCTGTTATTCTTCCTTTTGCGTCTACTGTAATATCAGTATTAGTATAGGATCCTGCTACTACTCCTGTGTTATCTAACTCTATTGTAGCTGTGGAAGTAACTCCTACGGTAGTCACATCAACTGTCATATCACCAGCAAAACCTTTTATTTCTACTATGTCTCCACCTTCAATAGTATCTGTTCCTGTATCTCCAGTAAGGGTCCAGTCTCCATAAGTACCCTCAGGTATAGTCCAATTCCCCGTTCCATCTAAAAATAATTTATTATTATTCGCTGATCCTGTAGGTACAAACCCTACATCAGTGCCTCCTGCATAATAATGTGGAGTCCATAGAATAGCTCCTGTTGTAGCATTTTGTGTAATAGCCGACCCTGTAGAGATAGCCGCGGGTTGTATTGTTATAGAAGTTACTCCCGTTGCAGGAACCGCAGTCCACAGTCCTGTTGCTCCATCTAAATATTCTCCTGCTCCTCCCGTATGAGGGGGTACATGTCCTGCATTAGTACCTCCTGCAAAGTAATGAGGAGTAATAGAAGAAGTTCCTCCGCTAACATTTGCTACAGATAAAGCATCACCTGTAGAGACAGCTGCTGCGGCTATTGAAAGATCAAGAACCCCATCTAAAGAAAGAGTGATTGTTCCCGATGATGTAATAGGACTTCCTCCCACTGTAATCCCTGTCCCTGATACAGCCACCGAAGTTACTGTCCCTGTCCCTGCTGGAACCTGCCATGAACCGTCTGCTCTTAAGAAATGTGTGGTTTGAACCACTGCTGATGAGTCAGGTACATGTCCTACGTTAGAACTTCCCGCATAAGGAAGCGAAGTATAAGTAAGTTGTGTAGCACTATCACTTACTTCAATAGCATCTCCTGTAGAACCGACAGCTGATGTTGCCGCTACAAATTCAATCCATGCTCCATTACCCCCTAAAAACTCTCCTTGATTTCCGCTTGCTGGTACATGTCCGACGTTAGAACCTCCGGCATAAGCGTGAGAAAATATTTCGACAGCTCCTGTAGTTGGAGTTACAGTTAGTGGGTCTCCTGAAGACACGGTAGGTGTTCCCGCATCAACCGATGTAACAGCACCACCACCACCGCCGCTGGATGCTGCAGTAAGACGACCTTGAGCGTCTACTGTGATATTCGCATTTGTATAAGATCCTGCTGTTACAGCCGTATTATTAAGATTTATAGTAAGAGTATCTGGCACAGAAGCCGCGGTACTTAGTGCCGTACCTCCAGCTATTGTTAATGTGTTTCCATTTGTAATTGTTTCCGACCCTGCGTCTCCAGCCACATCAAAACTTGTCATACCCGCCGCGCTTGCTGCGTCAATTGTAATGTTACTTCCAGTATCAGTAATAGTAATGTTAGTTCCTGCTACTAACTTTACAATATCGGTCAGTCCCGCTGAAGGAATTAATTGTATATCTGAATCTGATCCGTTTTGAATAGAGTTTAAATCATATGTAGTATCAGTTGGTACTGTATTAGATGTAGCCGAGGTAATTTGTCCTTGAGCATTAACATCAAAAGTAGCGTAAGTATAGGTACCTGCCGTCACAGTTGTATTATCTAAATTAAATTGTATAGTATCGGTGTTTATAGCTACACTGGATAATCCTGTTCCACCGCTAAAAGTAACCGTATCTGCGTCTGTTATAGTTTGGTTAGGTCCGGCATCTCCCACTATAACCCAATTAGTCATCCCGGTAGTAGTATTGTTTACCCAAGATAAAACCCCGCTATTAGATTGAAGAATTTGATTAGGACCCCCTACTCCGTTGGTAACGGAAATATTAGTTGGAATAATAGTAGGGACTGTTATAGCAGCTCCTCCTGATAAAACAATACTTTGAGTTGAAGTATTTCCTGCTGTTAATACTTGGTCTAAGTTAGGTATAGTAGAAGTCACACTTGTCCACTCTACTCCTGTTGCGCCTGCATTTACAGTTAAAACTTGCCCTGCCAGCCCTACCGTACCATTAGCACTAATAGTAGTAGTAGATCCTAAAACTAAACTTCCTCCTAAAGTAATATTACCAGTGAGATCAATATTTTGAATAGCTGTATTACCAGAATCTAAAACTTGTTGTAAATTGGGAGTTACAGCCCCTGGTGCATTTATCCATTGTACTGTACTTGCTCCCGTACTACTTAATACTTGGCCCGCTACTCCACAACTACCAAGTGAATCTTCTATACATCCATCTACCGCTATGTTGCCCGTAAAAGTATTGGTGCCGCTAAAAGTATTTGCTCCTGCTGAAACAATACTGGATGAAGCGTCTAAAGTTAAAGGAGAGGTATTAGTTAAATTAATACCTATTAAGGTAGCGGTATTACCGGCAGTTAAAACTTCTTGTAAAGTTGGCATGGACTGGGTAGGAATTCCGGTAGACCACTCAATTCCTGTTCCCGCCCCATTCATTGTTAATATCTGTCCTGCAGATCCTGTGCCTCCGGCAGCATCATTAATCACTGTACCACTGGTTAAATTTAAAACTGATGTGCCTGATAAAACTACATTAGACCCCGCATTTACATTAATATCTGAACCAGCTCCTGCTATATTAAAAGACGTTCCTCCTGATAGACTTAATTGTTGAGCCGCCCCATTCATTATCATCGATAAGTTTGTGGTATCTCCTATAGCTAAAGTAGCCTGGATATCTTCCCCTCCACCTGGAGCTGGTAAAGTAGTCCAAGTACTCACTACTCCCGGACCGCCTGACGTAAGAACTTGCCCTGCTGCACCCGAAGCTCCGCTTAAAAGGATTTGATTAGCATCAAGATATCCATTAGGACCTGGGCCTCCTGTTAATATAATACTTTGGTTGGCAAAATTATTTGTATCTAATACAGATTGTAACCCTTGAGGAACGCCGGCGCCACCTCCAATCGATCCGACTGTAAAGGTGACGGTTTTATTCTCATCACTAACATCTGTTGCAATTAGTAAATCATCATCCGCTGGTAAGACCGTTGGGTATACTGTAATGTTTTCAATTTTTGCCATATCTTATATTCTTATATTATAACTTGAGTATATTGAACAGTAACAGTTAAAATACCATCTCCGGTAGTCGCGGCCGTATTACCTGTTCCATAAAGAATTAAAGGCTGATTAGGACTTGCAATTCCTGTAGCTATTAATGTAGCACTACCTAAAGGACCTCCTGTTACAGCCGTACTGGTAGAATTCACAAAAGCACAAGGAATCTCTCCATAAAAATTAGGAGCAAAAGAAGCTGTAGTAATTTTAAAACTTTCAGCTATATTAAAATCATAAGTAGTAGTACCATACTCTAATTTAGCCGCAGCCGCTATAGGAAAAATATAACTATCATTCCCTTGAGCCGGCACTAATGTTACCGGAGCGCTTACTAATGCTGCTACTTCACCGGCACTTAAAGTTACAGTAGCTTCGCTAAATGTTACTATGCCAGTTTGGACTGCTAATATATCTTCTACATACGCATTCTTAGTTTCCATCCCATCTTCCCCGTCGGTAATTATTACCATGTCTCGTCCGTTAGGAATAGGTTTAAGAGGGTACGCTGTAGTATTAGATATTTTAGCCATTATTTTTTTGTGGTTCTTCTTTAGTTTCTTCTTTTTTGGAAACCTCTCCTGTCTCTAAATTTACAACAGCATCGGTTCCATATTTTTCTGCTAAGCTTTTTTCTAAAACATTAAACTCTTCTCTCAACGTGTCTACTCTTTTTAATAAAGAATGTTTTTGTAATTCTACGTCGCCTATTTGAGTTTTGATTTTGTTAAACTCTGCATTTAAATCTTGTAAACTTTTTAATTCGTTTTCTTCAATCTTTGTTTTCATAATTATAGTATTTTTTAAGTTAATTAATACTGCAAAGATAATAAAAGTTAATAAATGTATTTTACTTATATATATGCTAATTTTTTTAATACCCTCTTATTAAGATGATAACTAAAAGAAAGTAAAATATAAGGAGATTCACCCCCAATTTTTACTGTAGAATATGAATCTTTTTCCCCAATACACAACCATGGTTCATACCTGCTAACAGGAGTAATAACCTCTTCATCATTTGTTCTACGTATAGGGTCTCCTCCTTTAACAGGTTTATTTATTAATACTTTTAAATGAGTAGTATACTCATCTTCTTTTTCACTAATATCTTGTGTCCAATGAGGTTCATATCCTTTAGCGGCGTAAGTAATGCTAACACCTGTAGCCGAATAATTAGCTCGAGGAATTTTATATAAATGAAGAAGTTCTTCTTCAATGTATTTTAATTCTACAGAAGGAAAGTTATGAAAGTGTTCTTTAGCATTTGAGGTTTGTAAATTACAAAGTGTAAAGGAAAAACCTTTTTTACCTTTTTTTTTACTGTCAGGATGTTTTTTAATGAGAGCTATATTGTTAAAAACCCAATTGGCAATTTTGATACCAGCTGATGAGTTAATCATTAGGCAATTTTAAGGGTACCAGAATCATTCCATAATTGCCCTGCAACTCCTGGATCAACAGTAGGAAGGTTAGGCATCATTACTTTTATAGTTGCTAAGATAACAGATACATCTCCACCGTCTAACTGTATATAAGTAGAGGTTCCACCCGTCCCATCATCAGATTGAAATTTTATATCACCAGCATTTTGATTATTTCTCAACACCAAATCCCCTGTATTATTATAAATTCTACTATCTACGGCATCATGATATAACTCTAAATCTTGACCTGCTCCTAACTTAATTGTTCCGCCAGCACCATCATTTGCCATTAATAAATCTTTATAGGCGATTAAGGATGTTACTCCACCGTCTAATGATAAATAAGTTGTAATTCCACCTGCACCATCATCACATTTAAAATACATATCGGTACCATCGGCGTGATTTATAATTTCGAAATTACCAGTATAGTTATATATATAAGAATTAATACCATTGTGATATAAACTCAGATCATTACTATTCCCTGCTGTTATTTCTACATCATCACTTGCTTCTATATCTTTAGTAAAGATGACTTTTTGTTGGCCTCCATCTAATTGAAAATAAGTAGCTAATCCACCCGCACCATCATCACATTTAAAAAATATATCTTTACCGTCAGCCGCATTTTGTATATATAAGTCTCCCGTTGTATTATCTATTCTACCATTAGTTCCATTATAAAAAATTTGTAAATCATTAGAATCACCCATATATAAACGTCCTGCATCTGAAAATTTAATTTGGTTACCCCCCATTACTATATTTCCAGCCATCGACCCACCAGCAAGTGGTAAGTACGCGCCTAACGTAATAGTGTCAGCAAGATCTTGTATAGAATAACTTGCTCTATCTGAATTAGCCAAAGCAGAACCTAAATTATTAGTAGGAACATGTTGCGTTGTAGTATGTATTCTGTTAGTTAACGGTATAGTTGCCATGATGCAAAGATATTAATTTATTTTTTTATTTTTTCAAAAGACCTTCCTCCAAAATAAGCTCCAATTACAGTTATTAAAACCAATTGTAAAAGGTCCGTCCATTTTTCTTCTACTTCAAATTGAATAGAGCCAGCATCTATAAATATCATTAAAACTGTGCATACTACTAAAAATATTAACACCATAGGTCTAACATTTTTACTAAGCCAGGAATCACTGGTCATATCACTCCTCCATCGTTCGGTTACATTCTTTTGTATTTCTGCTTCTGCTGCAATAAATAGTTTTTCCATTTCCATTTCAAAAGCAGCCTTCTCTTCTTTGGTCTGAATAAACTTATCAGCAATTCCTGCTACTTTACCAGCTACATCTAATGCTCCTTTTCCAAATATTTTACTTAATATACTCATGATTTTTTTCTAATGTATTCTAATATAATATCTATTTTCTTTTTTATTTCCTCCATATTAGAAGCATTTTTTTCATGATGTTTCGAGAATGTATTCTTTACCTCATGGATACTGAAAAAGAAAAATCGATACAAAGCATATAATGCTCCAAGTAATAAAACTAAAGGTAATCCGTATCCTTCTATTAATTCTAAAATTTCTTTCATTTCTAATCAGCCGGAACTATACTTTTTTCTAATCTTAGTGAATATTTAGATAGTCCCTTTTTTGCTCTATTTAATAACTTACTTCCTCCTTTTCGTCCGCAAAATAATCTACCGCCTTTACAAAGCTCTCCTCCTCCATCTGGCAATCCTTGTTGTTCTCTTTCTTCGGAGTTAGTTACAGCGGTCTCGCTCGTTATGTTTACTGGTGGTGCCATGGTGTTTTTTTTATTAATTAATAATTAAGCATAAAGCCAGATTGCATCCGGTTTATCCGGATCATTATCTACATGTATAAACGAACTCGCAATTCCTAAACGTGTAAACCCTACGTTTACTAAAGCTCTCACCATAGTGGATCGCGCAATAGAATTATTACAGGAAATATCCGCCGCACACCCCTTTGTATGTGAAGAATTTTCAACTCCCCCTACCTTCCTATTATGAGTAGTAGTACGAAATCCAGAAGTAATTTTAAAAGGAATTTGGGCTTCTTCGCGAGCAAAGTCTAACATCTCTAAAAAATCATGTCGCATGTTTTTACCTGAGTCTTTCTCATCTGGAGAATCGAATTCTGCAAAGGTAAAATATTTCATGACGGTATGTTTATGAGTTTTTCTTTTTAAAAAACTTATAAATGGTAAAAACTATAGCAAGTGATAAGGAAATAAACTGAAGTAGTTCGTTACACTCGGTTAGTGTTAAAGTTAAAGCACCACCATTAGCGGCTATTACTTGGATAGTATCTCTCATTTTTTTTTTGGTTTTTTTATATTATAAGTAGAGGTCTGTACATATTTAAACTTTCCTATACTTGTATGTGTTTGTACCCATTTCATAAATGCAAATATAATAAATTATTTCATTGATCCCATAGCCCAAGGTTTAGTAGCCATGGTTGCGTCCCTAACCCCTTTACTTTTCTTATGTAATGCGGTGTTCACCTTAAGCATCTTTTTAGCTACGTTAGCAGCGGTCTTAATAGGATTAGGCGCGCTTCCATATATAAGTCGTTTTTCGTCTTTAAGAAGTCGTCGCGTCTCGGTGTTTTTTTTAGTTTTAGATTTTACTGTCATAAGAATTATTCTTCTACCCACCCATTAGAAGGATCGTCTATAATCGCTTCTAATTCCGTAGTAGTATATATTGTTTTTCCTTCTACTATTCCCGGAGGATTATCATCTAAAAAAGTTATAGTAAACTCACTTTCATCTAAATTTTTTTGTACTGTATTAGCAGTATCTTGAAATACCTGCATTCCCTCTACGATGTAATTCTTATAAGGTACATTATTTAAATCTTTGATATTTAAAATACAACAGAGCATTATGGTACAATTGTGGTTTGTATATTCGCTGCTACCATGTTTTGCATAGTCATATTAATAGATCCTTGAGCATCGGGAATGGTAGGATAGTAAGAAGTTCCATTTGGATCTCCCATTCTCCACCAGTGTTGTAGGTTGGCAGAAAAAGAAGCAGATGATAAATCTGTAGGAGTGCCTCCATTATAAAGCTCTACACACTCAGCGTCAGAGAGATATTTGTTATATATAGATACTTCATCTATATATCCATCCCAAAAACCTCCGGTTCCACTATTATTAGCTCCTATAGTGGTAGTTCCTGCTACATCCGTTTGATTCCATACTGCGTTACTTTTAGCATTATAATTTGTGCCATTTACAGCAAATCGAGCATTATTTGAAGTTGAAGGGACACCATCATACATATATATAATATTATACCATGTGGTGGCTAAGAAAGTGGTTGGGTCATTATCCGTCCATGCTCCTGAAACATTAATGGCATTCGTAGAAGATTTATAAAACAACTGAAATCTTTCCGACCCTCCATAATTAATATCTAATATTCTTCGGTTTATACCAGGAATGCTATTCATATATATCCATACCGATACACTCCAAGCTCCCGTTCCTCCGGTTCCTAATAAAGGAGTGGCACTTCCGGTCAAAGCTTGACTGGAGGCCGGTATAAAATTCATTGCATATTTATTTGAAAAGGCAGCAGGTGGCCCTCCGCCTGGAACACCTGGTTTCAAGTCGTATACCTGACCTGCTATTCCGACTCCAATTCCAGTTCCCATACTACCAGAGTGCTATAATATCTGTAGCCGTTGTTTTAGTAGCGTCTACTCTTATTGCTTGAGTAGGTAAAAATGCTCCTGCCGCTATTCCTTTAAAAGTAAGTTCTGTAGTATTAGCGTTTCCATTTTGTTGTGCTAATTGAATTCCCATATCTCCAGCTACTCCCGCAAATAAAACACATCCTGGAGTTGCTTCTCTATAAATTGTATAAACATCCGTTGCCCCGCCAGCTGAAGAAGGTGTAAGAGTTAATTCAGTATCACTTACCACTACGCTAACATAATAAGCTATAGAAGCTGTTGTATCATAGACAATGTCCCCTACTTTTACGTCAGTAGTAAAAGATGTTCCTACGTCTGTTAATGTTCCTGCTACAGAAAAATCTGCTGTTCCTGATGCGACTTCAGTATCAGGGTTAGGGATTCTAACCGTATCACTTGGGATAACTGCTAATCCGTTACTTACTTGTAGTTTTTGATATGCCATTTTATTTCTTTTTTATTTCTTTATTACCATGTTGTTAATGCTGCTCGCAACCACGTGTCTGTAGCGGTACATAGATAAACATATCCATCAGTCCATCTTATTTCTCCTACTGTACCTGTAGCTGATGCTGATGCTGGTGCTGTATTTAAAGCATTTAAATTCATTTGTCCTGCCACTTTAACTCCTGTGGATTGTGTAACCATTTTCTCATTACCCCCCGAATAAAGTCGGGTTGCTGTAGCATTACATCTTACTCCTACGCTTCCTGCTGTTGTTAGGGATATTTCATCCGTCCCGCTAAATCCAAAAGAAGTATCTGTATCTCCATCATGAATAAAAGTCTCCGGAATAACAAAATTATCTCCATCCCCCACCATTTTAGAATCACCCAGTGTATTAGCATCTGACCATATGGGAAGGTAAGTAGCCGTTCCCGATCCATCTACACCTCCTCCTGCTGACACAGTATCTTTAATGTCTTGCATAGTGTAAATTTTTCTATCTGCTGCTGCTTGAGCAGAACCTTTGTCTACCGTATCTACTCCGTCGGGTACAGTATGAAACTTCTGACTATCTGGTATTGTTGCCATCTTCTTTTATTTATTATAAGGAAACACTCTATTTAAAGTATCTCTTCGTTTATTACATCCACAATCTTTTCCTGTTGCTTTGGATATAGTATCTACGGCTTTTTTAATTCCGGTTGCTTTAGTGAATTTTTCTACAGTATCCCCAAAGCCTCGTGATTTGATTTGATTTACCGAAGTTCTTTTCATTTATTTTTTACAAGTACATAATTTATTTGGACAAGATGCTATATTAAATATTAATTTAGACATCATCCAATTCCACTTGCATTTAAATTTACAGGTTAGAGAGGCTATTGCCTCTCCTAACCATACTAATAATTTTCCCATATCTTAACCTCTTTTAGTGCTACACCCAAAATTCTTCGCGTAATTTGCCATTTTTACTACCGACTCTGAATACTTTTTTGTACTCTTCATCACCGCATTGGCTGCACTACACGCATCTTTAAATCCATTATTCTTAGCCCACTTAGTAAACTTTCCTTCATTAGATTTTTTAATTTCTGGGAATGCGCTTTTTTTAGTTCTTCCTTTAGTAGCCATAATTATTTTCTTATTGCAGCACCAATGTGTTTCTTCACATTGTTGATTTTTTCATAAGACATATTATGGTCTCCACCATAAGCGTGACCATAATCTTTTTTAGACATAGCTTTAGATTCATCTCTACGGTCTTTTAAAGACTGCTTGTGATGACCTCTATGCTTATTACCTAAAGACTCATCTAATCTTGCGTTGTAACCTTGCTTTTTCATGTTTTTAAATTTTATATGTTAATCCTATTCTGAAACTTCCCTCTGTATCTGTATCAAGTTCTTTTATATAATATGGCTCCAGATATAATGCTTTCCCTAATGGTAAAGAATACCCTACTCCTATACTTAATGAATGAGTAGAATCTGTAGCCATCGTACCTACTAAATAAAGATTGTTTTTAAGTGCATATCTTCCGAATGCATCATAATCATCTCCGCTTTTTACGATTCCTACTGTTATATCATTATAGATATAACCAATCCCTAATTCCTCTGTAAAATTTTCTGTTCCCCAACTATCTCCTTCTGCTGGTTGGTTAACTGTTGTTGTTACCATGAATTGTGCTGAAGCAGTAAACGCTAACAGTGCAATTCCAAGTGTAAGTAAATGTTTTTTCATGTGTTTTGTTTTGTTATTAATTTTTTCACAAAGATAATAATATTTTATTACTATCCCCAGCTTCCATCAAGGCGACTTCCCTTACGTCCCTTCTCTCGTTTTTTCTTTAACATTTTTAATCTTAAGTCTATTATCTTACTTCGCTTCTTTCCATCTAAAATTCTTTGATCTTGCTTATTTTCAAGTTTCTGAATCTTTGCTATTGTGTCTTTATATTTTACCTCTCGCTCGGTGTTGACAGGTCTTTGTTTTAGTTTAACTCTTTTATGTTTAGTGTGATTAGACATTTTCTTCTTTTTCTTTTTTCTTCTTTTTCCACTCTTCGATTAGTTTAGCTGCTGAAGCTAATTGGTCTTTTACGCTCTTTCCTGCAGGTTTCTTCTCTTTCTCTTTTGTTTTTTCTGGTGTGGTGTCAAAGTTTATTTTACTTTTCTTTAAAACGGTAGTTTTAGTGCTTTCCTCTTCATTAGGACCCGGATTCATTTTTAATTTTCCTCCCGTTAATCGAGCATAAGAATCAGCTTGAGCTTTACCTACCGCATTGTAAGCAAACTTTCTTTTTTTATTTTTTCCACTATCAGGACATTTATAACTTACTGTTGGCATAATTATATATATTAAGGTTTCATTTTAAATTGAGGAGTCTTAGATAAAGGGTTAGATAAATCTCTTATCTTTTCATCTACCTTAGCAGCTCTTTTTTGAACACGCTTTAATCTCCGATTAGTTCTCTTGAAAAGTCTGTCTAACTTTTTCTTTTTCTTTTCGTCACTGATATCCCGCTTTTCAATCTCCTCTCTTTTATCATCAGCTTTTCCTGTTATCTTTTGAGCACGGGATGTAAGACGAGCATCTCTCTTTTTAAGTCTATGCAACTTTTTCTCTGAATCTGGCATAATTTTAGTATTTTTGTTTTGACAAAGATACAAATTAAATTTAATGCCAAATATAATAAGAAAGAACTACGATAGAGTTCAACCCTCTCATGACTATATGAAGTATTGGAGGGTGATAAGGTACTGGGCTAAAGCCAAGTACAAGATCGGAACTCCCGATATAGATATGTTATTTTTCCTTTATAGCGAACAAATATTTAATAAAAGTAAATTTAAAGAGTTTGAAGAGTGCATGTCTTGGGATGAACCCAGATTTCATAGGCTCTTAAAAGAAGGATGGATACACATTTGGCGTAAACGTAAAGGTAATGAAACAACCTTATATGAACTATCTTATCAAGGTAAACGTCTGGTTAACACACTGTATAAGAAATTAAATGGAGAAGAGATAGGTGAAAGCCCTCAAGCTAATCCTTTATTTAGACACGATGCTTCTTATATGGATAAGGTTTATCGTAATATGATTATAGAAATGAATAAGTTTATAAAACAACAACGACATCTCTCTCAGTAATCACTGTATAAGGATTGTCTTCAATTAACATTTCATGACCTGCCGCTTTGTCATAATAAATAATATCTCCCTCGTTTATTACTGCCACATCTGTTCCTTGTTTAATTACCTCTCCTTTCATGTATCTAAAGTCAGAGGCGTCTTGAGCAGATAATAGCAGTCCTGATTTTGTTTTAAGCTCTTCGTTTATTTTTTTTATTACTATGTATTTCCCTATTGGTTTCATATTGTTTTAAATTTGATTCTATTTTATTCTCTTCTGATCGAAATACCCATTTTAATAACCTTCTTAACATTCCTAATCTCTTTTGTGAGTTACAATAGCATTAGTAGTAAGAATAGTCGTGGCTACACTAATAGCATTTAATAAAGCATTCTTTGTTACTTTCACTGGATCTACAATTCCTAACTTAAACATATCTCCATACTCTCTATTAAAGACATCATATCCTTTATTATTAAAAGGAGGGTGAGGAGCATTCTCACTATCTCCCATCATTTCTTTGGTATATATTTTCCCCATAATTTCATCTGGGTCTAATCCAGCATTTTTTAATATCTGCTCTAAAGGAGCTCGTAAGGCTTCACGTAATATCATCTCCGAAGCTTGATCTTCACCAATTATTTCATCAGTTGCATCTTCACAAGAACATCCAAAATGACGGTGGGTATCATATAAAAATAATCCTCCTCCTGCAATTATCCCTTCCTGCAGGGCGGAACGCACTGCACAGACCGAGTCATCGACTCGGTCAAATTTTTCTTTTTGCTCTATATCAGAATTAGCACCTACATAGATACATGCAATCCCTCCAACTAAACTCGCTATTCTTTCGTTAATAAAGTCTTTCTCATGTTTAGCTGTTAACTGTTCTTGTTGTTCTCTAAGTTCCTCTACTCTTTTAGTAGTCTCTTTTGTTATCTCTCCATTTTTAATTAAGATAGTAGAATTTTTTCCTACAATAATTTTATCTGCATGACCTAAGTCTTGCATGTTTATAATAGATAAATCATCTCCTGTCTTTTCAGAAAAATATTTAGCTCCGGTTGCAAAAGCAATATCCTGCATAAGCTCATGTGTTTTATATCCAAATGATGGAGGAGCAATATTACATAGCTTTAAACCATTACGAGCCACATTCGCTGCTAATGTGTTTATAACATTTACCGAGCATTCTCCAATAATTAAAAGTTTTTCTCCTGAATTTATAATTGGTTTAAGAACATTCTCAATTTGAAGAATATTATTAATCTCAGTGTCACATATTAAAACTTTAACATTCTCTAATATACACTCGTCTTTTCTTTGATCATTCACAAACATAGGAGATGACCAACCTCTATCTATCTTTATTCCATTAGTTACATCACAATATGTTTTATCTGTCTGAGATCTTTCTACTGTTACAATCCCATCCTTTCCTACTTTCCTATATGCCTCAGCTACTATCTCACCAATCTCTTTCTCATTGTTAGCAGAAATAGAAGCAATATCATCTAACATATCATCCGTTACCTGTACTGCATTTTTATTAAGGTTTTTTACAATCATCTCTACATCATACTTAACTCCCCAAATAACATCCCATATATTATGCTGAGGTTGAATCCATTTTATTCCTGCTTGAATTAATGCTTCTGTTAAAACAATAGCGGTTGTTGTACCATCGCCAGCGACATTCGCTGTTTTCTCCGAAGCTTGCTTTACCATTTTTACCGCGAGGTTCTCAACCGGATCCTCTAAATCGATAGACTTAGCTACGGTTACCCCGTCCTTAGTTACTGTTAATCCTTGCGTATGATTATTAGATTCAATAATTACTGTTTTACCGCTTGGACCTAATGTGCTTTTTACTGCTTGTGAAATTTTAGAGATTCCTGATATAAGTTTATCTCTTCCCTCTTGATCAAAAGAGAGGTCTTTTGGAGTGTACCCTGGGTTCTGCATTGTAGTTTATTTTAGTTAATTTAATTTTATGCAAAGATATAAAAATATATATATAATTTATGTTAACATGTTAATCTTCTTTTTCTTTTTTATATATATATATTTCTTTCTTATATATATTATTTTTTATTTAAAAAAAAGGACTTCAACTTAACATATTAACATATTTAAATATAAAGTATTAATAATCAATAAGTTATAAAATGTTGAGTTTAAAATAAGTCAACATAAATATGTTAAAGATTAACATATAAGATAAAAAAAAGAGGCAAACCTAAGTTTAACCTCTCTTCACACAACAGAACAAATGGGTTCTTTTTAGAACTCTAACTCTCTCCAGTTCTTTTTGTCTTCAGCTAATTCAATTCCCTCAGCTATCATATTTATTTTTCTATCGTTCTTAACCGCTCTTTTAATTCGAGCCGCTTGAGCAATACCTGTTTCTCCGTCAGGACGATCATTAATTAATCTTCCGTCTTTAACGTAAAGTCCATTTACGTAATCTGATGTTGTGCTTGTTTTCTTTGCCATTGTCTTTTATTTTTTAGTCATTTGTTTAAACGATTTAGAGATATCCTTTTTTATTTTATTGAACTCAGCTTGCGATATATTATCTCTCTTTTCCTTTTTTCTTTTATACTTTTTTCTGAGCCCTGATGTTTTCATTGCTTTATTTTTTACAAAGATATAAAATTTTTTTAGATGTCTGGGGGTTGAGGGTTATTATAGGATATACGAAGGCACCTCGCCTTAGGAAATGAAAAAAAAATTGCACCCCCCCCTAACCGATTTGGAAATTTCCACCCGAACTTTTTGAGGTTTTTTTGGGGGACTACGTAACCCCACCTACCCACCTAACTATACTTGCTCTTAGTTGCTTGTTCGTTCTCCTTTGCTACTCTTAATGTCTACGAGTTAACGCATACCTTCCCTCATTTAGCAGAGGAAGAGAGAAGATACCTTCCCTTAATCACTTTGTTAAGACAAAGAGAGAGTAAGGTTAACCACCCCACCATCCCCAAAATACATAAACAAAACAACAAAATTATCAACACCTTAAACGATTGATAATCAATATACTTACAAGAGAGAATTATATGTGACAAGAAAATAATTGCAATTAACCATTGTCAATCCAAATTAAATCACGATATTTGCACTACAATTAAACAATTAGTAATCAAAAACACACAATTATGAACAAGCAAAAAATCATTAAGAACATCATTGAGTTAAACAATGAGAGAGGTAATCTAAGAGAGAAATTAATGCTACCTAAAGATAAGGCACACTTAAAGCATTTATTAGAACGTATTGATAGTGTTACTGCTGAGATGTCAATGGAGATTGTATACTTGGAGAACGCAGTAAATAAAGAACAAGCGTTACTCAATATGCAAGATTAAACCTTAACCACCACCGAATGGCTCGTACTGAATTAAGTACGGGCTTTTCGTGGTAGGGGACAATAGTGTTTCCTACAATTTAAACACACAATTATGAACACACAAGAATTAACAATGAGATTAGATATGCTCATTCCAACGCAATGGTTATCTAACACTTTTACTGATGGATTATGGGATAGAGATGCTCACAAAGAGATACTATCAAAGGTAGTAGAATTGAATCCTAAATGGGTAGAGCGAGTAGTGAATTCAACAACAGGATTACATACTGATGGAGAGTTAAAGTTATCTGATGTACTACATGACTTTAAAGGTATCTACTCTGAAGATGAGCATTTCCTACCGAGAATATCTACTGAAGTTACTGATGATGAGGTGTATGGATACACTAACATACAAACCTACCGATTATGTTTAGTATTAGACAATGAGCCGACTGAATGCTCTTATAATCCTTTAGAGAGATTCTTTGAGTTAGTATCTGATGAAGAATTTGAGATTACTGATATTAATCTTATCAATTGGAATGAGGTAATTGAGAGATACTCGGAGAGATTAGTAGAGGGATATGAGTATAAACACCAAGTACAATTAGTATAAAAATACTCTGATGAGTCTGCTGAAATGCAACGAAACACCTCGCAAGAGGTGTCAGTATTAATTAAAAAACACACACAAATGGGATACAATACCGATTGGAATGGAGGACTAACACTTAGTAGAGAGTTGACTCCAAAAGAGCAAAAAGAATGGAATGCTATTATAGAAAATAGACATGATAGTGAGTATTTTGAGGGAGATGAACGTAGAGAGTTTCCGAGTATATGGTGCGACTTTGAGATTGATGGTAAAGAGTTTAGATGGAATGGTAATGAGAAGACTTATGAGGGCATCGGCTGGATTAAATTCTTCCTGAATAAGCTAAAAGAATGGAATAAGACAGAAAAAATCTATGCAGAGGGAGAATTAGAATGGCGAGGAGATGATGGAGATGAAGATATGGGAAGAGTAGTAGTAATAGGAATGGAAGTAGGAGGAAAACACACCATCCACATTGATAATGTAGTATTTGACTACGAAAGAGATAAAACATACTACATATAGATACTCTGATGAGGACTCAATGTCCGAAACTACCGAAAGGTAGTCAGTATCATAAGATACCAATTAAAAACACACACAATGTATAAAACAATGGTTAAAGAAGCCCAAGAATTTTGGGGACAAGTAGCATCCGAAAATGGATGGAGTATGAATGGTAGAGGATGTACAATATGGATAAACAAAGACAATGAAGTATTAGATAGTATCTACAATAAAGAAGATAATAAAGAATCTTATATCGTAGAAGTAGAGATAGATAATGATGGATACTATGAGAATGAGATATTAATTAAAACAATATAGATATGAAAAACAAATATGCACGAAAATGTGATTACACAGGTAAAGGAATGAATACAGGATATGTATTTATTGATGACTCCTGTATGATAGATGATAGAGAATTATTTATCAAAGAATTAAGAAAAGATAGAGAGGGTATTATTAACTTGATACCAAAAGATATCAAAGATATTCATGGCTTTGATAATTCTTGTTATCTAACTGAAAAAGAGATAGAGGAGTTGTCAAATAAAGTAGCAAATGCACTTAATAATAATGAAACTGATGAAGAGTTATGCGATATAGCATATGCAGTAGATTATTATTATTGGACACAATGGGAAGATGAATATGAGTATGAGGAAATTAATGGAGTATTAACTGAAATAGAATAGATATGAAAATAAGAGATTATATAGCAGAGTTAATTATGATAACGTTATTCGCAATTGTTATGTCCTCTTGCGGAATAACAAACAAATTAACTGATGAACAACTACACCACCGATCCCGAATTGAGTATGAAATGAATAAATTATGGAACGAATACCAAATAAAGAACGACTCTTTACTAATGGAATATTATAAAATTAAATAGATAAAGAAATTATTAATCAATTAAAAAACATATAGATATGATAGATTTAAAAAAAGAGCAATGTTATAATTGTGATGAGATGTATGAATGGAAAGAAGTACCAAGTGGATGGGATGAGGAGTATTGTACTGAATGTAATGAAAGATTAAACCCATACTTATGTAATAACTGCAATGAAGAGGTAGATGAGCCGGATACCTTTTGTAGTAAATGGTGCAGTCAAGAGTATTGGTTATGATTTAATTGTGTGTGTAGGACACGATTGGCTCACTATGAAAATAGTGGGCTTTTCGT